CTAGCCGTGCAGCTTCGCCATCTGGAACGTTACTGCTGTACATCGTCCTGATCTCGATGATCTTGCCCTCAAGATGATCGATTTCAACTTGCAGCGCCTCTACCGAGGCGATGTCCTCAGCATTCTGTTCAACGAACTCACGCCCCATCTGGATCATCGATTCCAGACCGGCTAGATAGCGAGCAACGTCGGCGATAAACTCCTGCTCGATAGGGTCCAGGTCACCCATAGCTCACGTCTCCATCACGCCGAGGAATGCCGCTTTCGCAGCCCGGTGCAGTGACCCGTCTGCTATCATTGCATCACGGGTGATTTTCATGTACGGGCGCGGGGGAATGGACACGTGCCGCTTGTACCAGAAACTGCCGTCGTTGAACCAGCGCATGAAGCCCGGAATCGTGCGTCCCCAGCGGTCAGTCGTAGTATGCTTGACGTCAATCTCCGCACCGAACTCCTGCACTGCCGCATAGATAGTGTGCGGCCCGACCCAGGCCCGAGAAGTGGACATGCCTCCTTTCACCTCCATCGTGACAGAGAGTGCCAGCTCACCCCCCATGTAGGCAGGCGGTCCGCCAGGCGGAGCAGGAGTGCGGGTGTACATCGGGTGCGAGTACGTTTTGAGAGTGACGTTGACCAGCCGGTCGTGAAAGGCACGGCCCATCGCCGCCGCGACTACCGGGGAGGTTCGCATGCCACGGAGCTGCAGTCCCGTCAGTTGTGACAGCAGGGCATCCGGATCTGCCATGCTTACCGCCTCCTTCTCGGTCGATTCCGCACTTCGTCCTGCTTCTGCCGCGCGGCTATCGCGTCGGACTCAGCCATCTCGATCGCCGGAAGCCACTCGTATTCCTCGATCGGCAGCTCAGCTACCTGATCGGGGGTCCAGCCGTAAGCCTTTGCGTACCAGCGCGACGTCACTACGCGCGGATGCAGCCTGTCAGGCAGCGTGCCCCGTCCGTCCGCCATGAAAACGGAGGTTAGCTGCCTGACTTCCGCTGGTTTGGGGACGAGGTGAACGCCACCTTGTCCAGCAGCGAGGATACGTCCTCCGCGAGGACGTTGTAGTCGTCGATGTCTAGCGTGTCACCGAGAGTGTCCACCCCGGCGATGTTCTGAGCGGGGATCGGGATGCCCTCGAATGACCAGGCGGTGATGATGCGAGCGAGGAGGGCGTTACGCATCACGTTCGTGGTCCCGCCGCGAATCTTGCGGGCCTCACCGTCGGTGTACTCAAGCACCACCGCATCCTGCACGGCGAACTTGTCGCTTGCCTTGAGGCCGGTGCGGTACTCGATCCAGCCGCCAGACGGGAGTTCGACACGCTCAATCGGCTTGAGCACGCGCTTGACGGGCTCGACGGGCTCGACGGCACTGATTTTTTCAGGCATTCGCTACGCTCCTGTGCTAAGATGGAAAAAGTGCCCGGGACGGTGGGGAGCCGTCCCGGGCGAGTGAACCAGAGGGAGTCCACCATGGAAGAGTCTAGCACGATCGAGGAGTAGTGTCAAGCGCTGGAGTGAGAGGCGGAACGTCAGTAGGTGGGTTGCGCATTCGTCAAACTAACAGAGATGGGAGCCAATCCACCACTTCCGCCTACGTTGATCGCGTTGGCAACTGCATCCCACGAGGCTTCGTATCCTATGAGCACCGAGTTACGAGTCACCTTGTCCTTGACGAAGGCCGTCACCTGCATGTTGAACGTCAGCGTGATAGCGCTGGTGCCAGTGAGCCCGTTAGTGAGCGTGATCTGAGTCTGAGGCTGAATGTTTTCCAGCATGAGGTACAAATCCGTGTCGTCCGAAGCGACACTGAACGCCATAGTGCCCGAAGCCGAGAACGGCCCACGCGCGATAATGAACGGCGTTTGAGCAGACTGAGCTGTAAAGTACACATGCAGCTCGCGCTTGAGGTTGATCTGCCAGTCCGACACATTGTACACTGCATTCGCAGTGCCGACTCCGCCGAGGTACACCTGGGACCGCCATGCCGCAACCGGAATCACGTTGGACACGACGTTGGTAGCGGTTGTTGCCGGAACAACCGATGGCCAGCAGTTCCCCGTCACCTTGACATCAATCAGCTGCTCGGCATTGCCCGAGAAGTCGAGAGCCGACACGCACGCCATCGGGTAGGCACGTGCTCCGTAGGGGTTGGCAGGACCGTACGTCTGCGTCGTGCCGGTGATGATATTAGTGTTGTCGGTAATCGTATGCGTCGGCGGCTGCGCACCCGGAATTCCGGCGTAGCCGAGCGTCTGGTTGAGTAGCGCGAACGTGTGCGTGAACGTCGCACCAGGCGATGTGCCGATAGTGTACACCGACCCGCCGATTCCATGCGCGAATCGCAGCGGGTTGTTCCCGAAGTAGATAAGGGTCGCAGTCGTGCCAGTCACCTTGACAACTTCGGCAATCGTGCTAGCAGACGGCTCCAGCTGGATGTACGTCCCCGCCGGATACCCAGTCGAAGCCGCTGTCACCGTGACAACGGTCGCCCCCACGCCGGGAGCCGTGGTAATCGTCGGGGCAGTCGCCGTGAACGTGCCATTGTACCCCGAGGACAAGTCGCCGAAGATGTTGTCAAGCCAGAATCCGTGCGAGTCCAGGAAGTTGGGTCCGCCAAACGAAAAGGTACCATCCGCCGGGCCGAGGATCTCGTTGTACAGCAGCGCCATCTGACCGCGAATGGCTTCATCCGGAAGGAACTTCGGCGTGTCTTCAGGACTGAAGTTCTTCGGGTCGGACGGGATGGTGTTGGTGGGCAGCACCGCCGTTCCGGCCGTCAGCTCCCGTCCCACCCCGAGCCAGCTTCTCTCGGAAGGAGCAACAGCCGTAGGCTGAACTCCGACAACTGGGTTCACTCCGGGCATATCAGGCCCCTTCCTTTATCGTGCTGAGCGCATCCGTTACCGGTTCAGCGTCAGGCTTCGGCGGCTTCTCGTACTTCGTGGACTTATCTTCCATCGACACGAATGTCGTGGTGCTCGTCCAGCGCCCGTCATTCGGGTACGCGGGAGTCGACGTGATCGCTCCCCCTGTGAGAGCGATGGTGTAGGCACTGCCAGGCGTGACAACGAGAGTCTTGCCTGTAGCCATGTCACGATAACCAGGATATATAAGCTGGTAGGTCACTGGTTCCCAGTCCCTTCCGCTGGTAGGTATCCCCTTGGAGGGGCTGCGAACAGCTGCTAAGCGTGAATAATCTCCCAGAGCGGGAGGCTGATCAAGCAGTCATACATATTGTACGCTTCATCTTCGGTTGCGCGGATTGTGATCATGTAATCCATCTCCTCACCGATCCCGATCAGCTGCGTCTCGATGTCAGTGTACGGATCCGTGACGACCAGCGGATCGGTCGCCGTCCGAAGTGCCCACATCACTGCGTCAACCATACCGGGGAACCAGGTGTCCGCGCTCACGTCATCATTGTTGGCGTACCACCGCAGAAACGCCTCCATATGATGCCGGATGGGTTTAGTCCCTGATGGCGTTCCGACTCCTGTGTTCCGGGGGATTGCTCCGCCGTCCATCGGGTTGCGCGACTCCATACCCTTGGTCGGCCAGATGTAAATATGCGGGTTTGTGTAGTCGGTCTCGGGGTCCGGCGGCGTGACGTACGCTTCCAGCAGGTAATTGCCGTTGGGCATCGGCAGCCCTTGCAGAATACCGACAATCGCGTTCTGGCAGGATACGATCGGCATCGGCTAGATCACCCTCTTGAACGTAGACAAGATCCGGTGGGCATCATGCCGGAGAGTGTCCATTCGTGCTGAGGAGTTCTGCGCCTTGCCGGACACTTCCTGTACCGTGGTCGATGTTGCGCCGCGCGCTAGCGCCTCAGCACTTGCTAGCAAGATGGTCGCCCACTGCAGGTCACGGGGAATAGTCGAGATAATGATGCCGACATTCGAGTCATGTGCGAAACTAGTCCCTGATGCAAGCGTCAGCGTCCCCGGGCCGCTTGTCACCGACGTCGCAGTCACCTGGATAACTTCCTGCTGGCCGCCGTCATAGATAGTCGCAGTCGCCCCGACCAGTCCGGTCTCGGCCTGCGGAATTGCCCAGCCGGTGCAGTCATCAACCGTCAGCGTGGTAGCTCCAGCGACGCACGACGCAATCAGCCCCGCATGCGGCCAGCCGTTGACGTACTGCACTTGGATGACCCATCCCTGCCTCCCCATGCCCCAGTTGACGTACCCGGGTGCGAGGATGATCGCCTGGCCGCCGTCACCAGACCCGGTCGGCTGCGCGGACCCGAAAATGCCAGACGCCGGATACTCGATCTCGTAGTATCCGGTAGGCAGCGTGGTCCACTGTCGCGGGAAAATCGCATTCGGAGCTACTTTCACTGAGCTGACAGCCACGACCGGCCACCGCTGCAGGATGATCCGCGTGTTCCCCGTGTACTGCTGCACGTTCACCCGGTAGTCACCGGGTCCGTGGTAGATCTCAGTGTCAATTGTCGCCCGGATGATCTGGTTGATGACTCCGTCCGCTTCCGACGTCGCCCGGCCGCAGATGTTGGCCTGTTCCGCTAGTCGCTGGATGGGAGTCACTCCCGATCCCGGCGGAATCGTGTTCCACGATATGCCCGTCGGAGCCGAGATCAACATCTGCGGAGTCACGTACGGGCTCACCGGTCCGTAGGCTGGCATGGTCATCTGGTTTCCTCCGCACTGTCATTCCCTCATCCCGTGCACACTTCAGGCAGACGTACCGCCCCCCGGACCACACTGCGTGCTCTCCGCACATACCGTTCGCACACACATCACAGTTCAGTGTAGCACGACTGACGCGATTCCGGGCAGCGCGTCCTCGTTTAGCTCCTCCGCACGACGCACAGGACCCGCTGCCCGGAGCCACACGTCAGTCCTCAGTCGCAGCTGTCAGTCGCGCGACAAGATCCGCCTTGCCGCCTTTGTCATCCACTCCCCGGTCCCGGCACATCTTTCCCAGCGTCCGCACGTGCAGCCGGGTCAGGTCCACACCACTCGCGATAGGGATTTCATCCGTCAGTTCGTCAACCGGCACGACGACATCCGGCGCCGGTGCCGGAGCCCCCCGCATGGAAGCTAGTACTTTCTGCACTTGCTCCGCGACCATCCGCGCGATCAGCTCCTGATCCGGAACCGCCACCTCGCTGCCGCTGCTGCGCGCTAGCAGCTCGACGAGCTTCTCGTTCAGCTCCCCCTGCTGGACGCTGAGTCGCTCCTGCGACTTCTTAATCTGCCGCTCGCCGCGCTTTTCCGCATCCTCGCGAATCATGCGCTCGTCGGGAGTCTCTGGTATTTCCGCTGGCATCGATGCCCAGAGCGGGTCTCCCTGGAGAGCAGTCGAGCATGTCAGGCACGCCTGCTCCAGGTCCCATTCGTCAGCTGCCACGCCGTCGGCAACGGGTCGCGAGTGTGTCGCTCCGCATCCTCCGGCAGTTACTGGCACAGCGACGCTTACCACGTCGTTGCGGCCATATCGTCCCATAGTATCTCCAGTTGTGTAGACGCGCCCCGTGCGGTACACTTAGGTATGCCCGCAAGCAGGGGCAGGGAAAAGGAATAAAGGAAAGGAATACAGTGTCACTATCTGCGGATAAGCACGCTGCGCTAGTACACTCCGCCGCCATGCCGGAGATGATCTTCCCCATGTTCGGGAATAACGCCGAGGCGGAGCGGAAGGAACTCAAGGAAACCTACCCGGATTTCGTGCCGAGCAAGCGCCAAGTGATCCCTGACTCCGATCGTACCACGTACGAGTACTGGCTGTCAATGGAAGCCTACGCCAGCTCCCAGAAAGAACTAGCCCAAAATCGCATCCGCTTCGGACTGGGCGACGCCCAGTACGGGACAGACGAGAACGGCAGGGAGTTCGTTTCCCGTCGCAAGGGCTGGCGGGACGGTTACAACGTCACCCCCGGCCCCACTGACAGCATCTATCCCGAGAAGGGCTGATAGCCCGACCCAGACCCCCGGCCTGCTCGACGCCCGCCAGGCAGACCCGAGCAGGCCGGGATCATCACCGAGAGGTTACATGGGGTGGAACTACATTACCAACGGTCACACTGTTCGTCATGCAAAGTACCGTTCAAGCAGTTCCGTTCAGAGTGGGCAAACTGCTTTGAGTGCTGGCTGAGGTCTCATCCGACTCCAGTGCAGACGCCGGTAGCAACTCGTACGTCTCTTCTCCGCACTTTGGACATTCAAGAGACCAAGCCTGCCAGATCCTGGCGCATCCGGAGCAGTACCTCCCCTTCTTAGTTCCGAGCGCGAAGCTCTCTCCAGCCTTCACCAGCCCGATACTTTGGTGCTGACTGCTGGAGAGAGCTTTTGCGTGCCGGTCCTCAAGCACTACTGATGTCCCCGCCTTAGCGGAGTAAACCGATCCATCCGCGCACCGGAATCCGGCGCAACCGGGCGGGAGCTGAACTCTCTGACTCATGCTTCTATCCTACCGCATATTCTGCTACGGGTGAATGATGAGGCATGCGCCTGTCACAGTGCCGCTGGCAGCGATGCCGTATAGTGGACGCGATCCGAGGCCAGGATAGCGTGATGCCTCCCACGGAGGGTAACCACTCGGCAGATAGAGGCCGTTAGCCGCCGAAGTCGTCGTCCCCAGACCGAGATACATGCCCGCAGTTCCTGCACCTGCAGAAATGTAGATGGAGCTAGGCCCCGGGGTGAGGTACGTGATAAGTGTAGCACTGCCTGATGTGACAGTGAATGGCTCAATGGTCGACGCCATAGTATCACGTGGTCCCGACGTTCACCGACAGCGACGTAGCCGACTGCGCTGCGACGGTTGTCACGGTCGCGCCGGATATGTGATCGTACAGTACGGGTGTCGTGGTTGTCAGCGTCCCGGCATTGACAAACGCCGAGATAGCCACCACTTCGAAGGTGGTAGGCTTGCCCGCATTGCCGAGCTGAATCAGCCCGCCCACCGTCATGGATGCTAGCGACCCGGCCGCAAGCGTCGTGCCTCCGGCTAGGACGTTCGCTGAGATGGTAGTCGTGGCCGTGCCGAGTACGTAACTGTCAGTCGCCCAGATGCCGAACGGTGCGTAGGGCAGTGACAGCTGCGCGTTCGGCGGGAAGAACAGCCCGGTTGCCGCCGTGACGGACGAGCCGCCGATGTAGGCAGGACTAGCTCCGTTGTTGAACAGGACGCAGTGCGGAGTCCCGACAGATGCCGGGACGTAGACCTGAGTGATGCCCGGGCTGGCGACAGGCGGGTCCACGCCTGTCGTCTGGGACGCTGCCCGTGGTGACGTGACCATAGTTCCCTCTCAGCAGCAGAGTTGTTAGCTGACGAGCGTCTGGGTAGCGTAGCCGCCCTCGACGACAACCGTCGTGCCAGACCCGGCTACGCAGCCGAACATGTCATACACGCCGCCGTAACTCGTAGTCGTGGTGACAGCAGTGCCGGTGAACGTCATCTGGTTGCCGGGCAGCAGGCCGATGCCGTACAGGAGAATGTTCGCGGCAGTGGCGGTGCCGCCGGTCGCCTGCGCGGTACCTCCGGCGAGGATGTACACCGTGACGGACCCGGCATTGAACAGCGTCGGGTTCTTGACGGAGATGGCGGTACCGATAGCGGTACCGGCCTGACCGCGCGTCGAGTAAAGCAGGGTGGGACCGGTGCCGACCGTGTACTTCTGGTACGACGGTCCTTGTGCGAAGATAGGCATATGCCTGACCTTTCATGCTATAGCCGCCAACCGACGGCGTCGTGCAGTAACCTAAATGAGCAAGACGGAATTAACGCTGGCTGCCGTAGCCGTAGCGCTCCGACGGAGTCGTGGTCGTGGTCGTGGTCGTACCCGTCGGAGGAGCCGGAACCGGATTGACCGACGCGGCGATAGTGCCGACAGCTGCAACAGCCTGATCTAGGTTCGACTGCGTGGAGGCGAGTGAGGCGACAGCCGCGTTGAGAGCGGACGTGTCCACGCCCTGCTGCTGGAGCGTGGCGATCTCGGTCTGGATCGTGGTGACATCCGTGCCGAGCGCGGTGATCTGGGTGCTGATGTCGTTGATGGACGCGCTGATCTGCGCGACCGCTGCGTTGATGTCGTTCTGAGCCGTCATGACTCTCCCTAGGGTTGTTTCAACTGTAGTAAGACGCTGGCTTAGTTCGGCCAGTTCCTGAACGATTTTCTCGTAGTTCTGCTGGCTGATGAACCAGGCCATTGTGCCTCCGGTGCCGGGGCGGAACCTCCGTGCTAGCCTCGCTAGCACGGAGGTTCCTTTCACACTACACTAGCTCAAGCCGAACTAAGGTGCGTAACTGCAAACAGATCAGCTGTAGGGGGTGGTGTCTGACACCTGAAGTCCTTGCAGTATCCCGCTGTAGTACGGAGCGTAACCGCACAAGGCGGCGTAGAGGAAAATACTGTATCGGAACGTCGCGTCAATCACGGGCCACGCAATAGACACATAGTCCTGCACGCAGGTCATCTCCCACGCATTCGCGACATTCGTCCACGTCTGCGGGAGCTGGTACGTCATCAGCATCGCGGTGCCCTGCGTCATCCAGGGGTGCACCACCAGCTTCAGGACCGATCGGGTGATCGGGTTCTGGAACTCCGACACCGCCGCACCCACCCGGATACCCGACACGTCCGCCTGGTCCAGCCAGAGCCGGTAGTTGGTAGCCGAACCCTGAGAAATCACGTCCGTCGACAGCCGCATGATGTCGCCGCCGTCACCGACGATCTCCGCCGGGTCCGCTCGGAATGCGCCAGGCGTGGTGAACACCGACTCCCACAGCGCGTCTAGCGCCGTGTAGAGTGCGTTGTAGCTAAGGTGCGTACCGACCGAGGCGTTGTAGTACCCGCCCTGCCAGCCGTTCGGGTATACTGTCGTGGAGGCACTCTTACCCGTCAGCGTGGGGATAAGCCCCTCAAGCCGGGTGTTGGAACCGGTCCCGGTGTCCGCAGACGGAGCCGTGAGACCAGACGTCGGGATCGCGCCCTGGACTGTGTACCGCGACCCGCCGACACCAGTCGCGCTCCGGTAGTACGTGCCAGCCGAAGAACCGGTCGACACGTAGATGTTATACGACTGCGCACCCTGCGACGGACTGATGAGCACGTCCACGACCTGGCCGTTGGTAGCCGCCACCGACCCGGCAGCCGACACCGTCGTCTCGCCGAAGTAGTTGGTCGCGGTCACTTCGACGAACACGTTGGTGGTGACACCGGTCAGGCCGGTTTCGTTCGACCCGGCGGTCCGAGCCGTGAGGGTCGGGGTGCCGGGGGCGTTGAGTGCGACAGAGGTACCAGCGAGGAGCTGATACTCTTCACCCATCATCATTTCCTGCAGCAGGATGAGGTTAGCCAGCGCTGAGATGTCCTCGAACCCCTGACCGGCGAACTGCGCCAGCCAGCTCAGGCTCTCCGTCAGTCCGAAGAACCGATACGGAATATTGAGGTCTACTTCAGTCTGAGACCCGGACGGAGGCAGGTTGAGCGGCCACGCCGTCGACGACAGCGAGCCGTTCGCCTGGACAAGCTCGGGAATCGAGATGTCGATGATACCCTGACCGCCGGTCTGGGAACCCGAGACACCAGTGAAGACCTTGGCCTGCCGGGCGGTACCCTGTCCGGCTGGACGGGGCAGCTTGTTGCGGAATACCGTGTAAACAGGATAGATAAGCCTGCTCGGGGCGAGCAGATCGAACGGAACCAGGCCCGAAATCGACCCGATTCCTAGGTTTCCGGCCGTGAACGACTTCAGCGCGTCCCCGCCGCCGGGCAGCATCGAAAACAGCTGCTGCATCTGCTCCCCCACCGAGGGTGCAGTCAGTGCCGTCTTCAGGTACCCCCGCTGCGACAGGAAGTCGCCGTTCAGGCCCTTGACAACCGATGCCTTGTTGTTGTACCCGCTCCACGTCGCCGTGCGCAGGTCCATCGTCGCCTGGTGCGCCTTAGTCATGATCTCCATGGAGTCAGACAGCGGCGCATTGTTGCCGAGCGCGTACCCGGCCCCCTTGACAAGCTCCGGCATGCGCGACTTGAGCACATCGCCGGTCTGCCCGCGCTGCTTCAGCAAAGCCTCAGCCTCGCGCGCGGGCGCTCCGAAGTCCCCCACAGCAGGGGAAGGAGATGGAGCTTCCAGGACATCTGCCATGCAGATCTCCTCCTTCTTTTCTAGCTAAGTCATAAACGAACTCATGATTCGAACCCTCGCATCTTGTTGATCGACCGCCAGGCAGCTTCCCGCTCCCTGGGATCCGCACTTGTCCGCCATGTAACTTCCATTTCGCGGAGCATAGCAGCCTGAGAACGCTCCGCGATCTCGGCTACCGTCTGAACGCCACCCGGACGTCCAGCAGAATTCAAACTCTTGTAGGCCATCCCACGGAATGCCGCAACCCCGGGGTCGGGCATGTCCGCCATCTTGTGAATCATATCAGACTGTTCGCGGATAACCGCCTCATTCGCGGCAAGCCGCTCCAGCAGCGGTCCGACAGCTTCCGCAAGCAGCGACTTGAAAACATCCGCGTCCACACCGGGTGCAGCAGGCAGTCCGCCAATCGTGTAACCGGGCGGGAATTCACGCGGTTCCGGGCGAGCCGACTTGACAGCCTCCGGCTGCTCCTCGGCCTTCATCCCGCCGCCCATCGGGCTCACGATCATCGTCTGCCCGCCGGTCTTCTGGGCTACGTTCCGCCCGATCTTCGCCCGCGCTTCGTCGACCGTCATCTTCCCGGCTAGCACCTTCTTGCCGAGCTTCTTGCGCATCTTCTTGCGCGCCTTCTCGATGTCCGGCGCGACAGCGCCCTTGAAAACGTCAGGCTCTGCAGTCGCAGTCGCAGTCGCAGGCTCCGCCTCGCTCTTGTGCGACTGCCCAATCGGTGCGGCACTAACCGCCGGAACTCCGGCGGGCACCGGCACCGGATTCCGCATGCCCGCACCGTCACCAGGACCAATGCAGCACACATCGGGAAACGTCTGGGACACGTGGTCGTGCATCGCCCGCATGGCCGCCCGCGCATTTTCCTGAATGGTCGGCACGTAGTCAACAGACGACGGAACTCCGGCTCCCTTGTTCGCAGGTGAATCCGCCGCGTGACCGTCCGAGATGAACCCGCGCCCGTACTGCTCAGCAGTAATCCCGCCAGCTGACGGAATGACCGCCGTGTGCGGACCTTCAGCACCGGGACTCGCAGCGGCATGGCCAGCGGTGATGTCCCCCCGCCGGTATCGCTCGGCACTGATGTGACCAGGCGTCGGGAACGAACTCACTCCCGGATTCGCATCCCGGAATGCCTTGTGCGCTTCCTCCTGCAGCGCCAGCATCCCGCTCACGCCAACCATTTTCAGCGTCTGCGCGTGCGTCCACAGGGCGGTAGCCCGCATCGCCTCTTCCATCGATCCGCCCGCAGCGGAGTCCATCGCCTTCTGGGCGAAGAACATGAGGTCGATCGAGTCAAAGTTTGAATCGGGATGCGCCTTGGCAACATCCCCCGGAGCAAACACCGGGCAGCACAGGTCGTGCAGTACCCCGAGCTGATGCGCCACGCCAATCGACTTCAGTCGCAGGGCTGCATCCATCTCGGTGAACGGGACAGCATCAGCATCAGCATCAGACTTGACGCTAGAATCCGGCACCGTCGGCATTCCTGCATCGTGTTCGAACGATTCAATAGCCAGGCCATCCGGCTCACGGTGGATTGGTACCGCGTTCGCAGTCATCCCCGTCACGCCATCCGCTGGATTAGGCATCGACGCCTTGTTGCTGTCGTCGGATCCTTCGTCGTCATCGTCGTTGTCCTTATCACTATTGAGCCAGGGCGGCTTCCCCCCTCCGCCCTTCCCCTTCCCCTTTCCGCCTTTCTTCGGCTTGGCAGCCTTGTCCGTGCCTTCATCCTCATCGGCGTCGCTGTCAGTGTCATTGTCGTCATGGTTCATCTGGGCGATGCCCTTTTCGGCAGCATCATCTACTTCAACAGCAGCCGCAGCCTTCCCCATGCACTTCATGCATTTGCCGTCAGTGAGAGGACCCTTGCAGGTGCCACAAGTCATGGACTTGGAGACATCTTCCACCGTCTCTTCCTCCTTGACAGCATCGTTTTCGCTGAGCGGATTGGGCACTTTTAGCTCCTTAGCTCTCCTGGCGATCAGCCTCCTTGCGGCTGCCACATTTCCATGTCCACTGCGCGCGAGTACTGATGCCCGGCGCAGTGCATCCGCATCCGGGATAGGATACGAACCGTCCGCAAGTGCGTTCCCGGATCCGGCTAGCTGCCTGCGTCGCCGTGCCCCGAATTTGCGATGCGCCTTCCCGAGGAACGCTTCCTCGGCATCACCAACGACTTTGAATGCCGCATCCTCCTCACCCAGCTTCTGTGCGTACGTCTGCAGCTTGGCTAGGTCGGCCGGAGAAAACGCAACCGACACATCGCTCGGCAGTTCAACGCTGACGGTTATGTAGTTCAGCCCCTGTCCCTGCCCCTGCCCCTGCCCCTTGCCGGTCTCGGAATCATCTGTCGGTTCGGTAGGCTCGGTCCCGGGGTCGGGCTTCATGTCGTAGTCGGGCACGTCTTCCGGATCGTCATCTGCAGTAGCAGGAGTAGCGGTACCTCCCCCGTCCTTCGTCAGCAGTTCCTCGCCCCAGACCTTGCCCACCCAGTCCAGCTCCCCGCCTGCGCTCTTCGCCACCAGCTGGAAGCCGCAGTTCTTGTTGGCGGGCCGGTCCACCAGGGACACCTCAACAATCTGAGTGTCAGCATTCCCCCGGATGATCCCGCCCATTGCCTTGCCGGTGGGGTCCGGGTCAATCCGGGGCCGCGAGATGCCGACACTGTAGGCGGTCAGCACTTTAGCCCGGACTAGCCGCTGCGCAACCGGCTCGACAATGAGACTCTTCACCCAGTGCCCGTCCGGAGTGACATCAATCTGCAGCCCCTTGCCAGCGGGGTCACGCTGAGGCTGGTGCTGCACCCGGACGTTCCCACCAGTGTCCAGCCACTGCTTGAGCGCCTGCGCACTCCATGACACGTCAACTACCTGACGATCCGAATCTACCGTTCCGTCAGTAGCCTTGCCGTAGACGAGCAGGTTACCGTCAGGAAGTTCCTCGGTCTTGGAGATCGGGAAGGAGGCGTAGACCAGCTCCTGATCTGCTGTTAGCGTCGCAGCCACACGATCCCCTTCATTCCCTGCACGTATGTTATAATGGGTTTATGCCTTACAGCCAAAGCATGGTCCAGGAACTGGAAAACATTCGCTCCCGCATCAAGCATGCTGATCCGGAGCAGGTAGATCTTGACGATATCCGGGGTACGCTCGGCCGGGTGATACTTGATCTCCAGGTGCTGGAGTCACTCCACCATCCCACTTCATTCAGGCTCAAGCAGGTAGAGGACGGGCTCGTCCGTGTCACGATCAAGATGAAACTCGATCCAAGCGAAGCAGAAGATATGATAGAGAAACTCTGGCTGCAGTCTGACAGCTAGTTCAGCTGGCAGCTACTGGTCCGGTCGTCCATTCTGTGGCAGGCTGTCCTGTCTGCCATTGTAGCACGACCGGGCCAGTTGTCCACTCGAATCCGATAAGACCGAGTGTCAGCGTCAGTTCCGGTACGGGTATCGGCATCGATACTACTCACTGACAATCAGCTGAAATGTAACAGGAGTCGACGTATTGACGCTCGGGACAACGAAGCACGCCACGGTACCGCCTGCCGGAATCCCCCACTCGTACCCGAGCGGGGGGAATTCCTCCCACGCCGACCCGGTAGTTTGCGGAAGCTCCTGCTGCCAGAGAAATCCGCTTGCTACTGGCGTCGGTGCGGTAGAAAATGATGACACGTAGGATTGCGTCAGTGCCGAGCCGGCTGCTGCGTCATGTGCATTGAGTCCTGTGTACGTGCCACCCGCGCCTGTCGCCGTCCGGGCGATCCCGAATAGCATGGAGTTACCGGCTGCCGCTGTCGTGACGCCGATGCCGATCCGCACTCCTACAATCCAGGTTCGCTTGGTAGCAGGAGCCTGCACGTACATGACAGGGACTGTGCCGCCAGTTGACGCAACCGAGATGAGACCGGAGTTCGCCTCATAGATATCGCTGTTAGCCATTGACCTCTCCTGTCATCAATTGCCTCATCATACTAGTCGTTGCGCAATGGCAAACTCGGGCGTAGCCGACGGTGAGCCGGTGACACTAGCCCATGACCAGCCTAGAGTAATATTTTCTGCTCCCCCGGTGCTGAGACCGGTCGTGCTCGCCCAGCCCACGGATGCCGAACTGCTAGCTATCGCTTCAATGCAGCTGGTGCATGCCGTCGTGCTGCTGAAGTAAACGTATGCCTCTGCTACAGTCGGGTCGTTGCTGCTAGTGATAGCTGGCGTGAACGATGTAAAGCAGAGGAGAGTGCCGGTGATGCCACCCCAGTACACTCCTATAGTAGCGCTGTCGGCACTAGTGTTGGCAGTCGGGTTGATAAAAGCTGTCACGCAGTACACGACTCCTGCTGCAGCTATACCTCCGGACACTGAGTATGTAGGACCGATGTCAGTAAGCGCCGTACCGGTAATCGCGGCCTTTGCACCGCTAGAGCCTGAGCCGAGCGCAGCACTCGGCGCCGCCCAGTCTGCTGCCGTGCTGGACGTAGCCGTCAGCACCTGGCCGGTAGACGGAGCAGCAGCCGCACTTGTGATGACATTGGTGGTAGCCGACTGCAATCCTCCTGCCGTGTACGCCGTGCCGGCCTTCGCCGCCGCGAATGCCGTCCCCGACGTTAGCGAGTAGCTAGCTGTCCCGGCAGTAACCGCTGACGTCGCTGCAAAAGCGGTGCCGGATGTCAGCGCGTAGAACGCAGTGCCAGCGCTGTTCGCGTAACTAGCTGTTCCCGCTGTGAGACTCGCGAACGCTGTGCCTGACGTCAGGGCGTATGCCGCTGTACCGGATGATAGCGAGTAGAAAGCAGTCCCCGCAGTCAGTGCGGATCCAGCGCTAGTAGCGAAGTAGGCAGTGCCTGCCGTCAGAGCTGAGGTGACGGTGCCACTGCTGGTGGTAGAGGCGTAGGCGGTGCCAGAGGTGAGACTGTAAGAGGCTGTGCCTGCTGTGACTGCGCTGGCAGCGGATGTAGCAGAGTAGGCAGTTCCGGCAGTGAAAGCATAATAGGCGGTCCCCGCAGTCAAAGACGACGTAGCTGAGTATGCAGTGCCGGATGTCAGCGCGTAGAACGCAGTCCCGGCATTGCTTGACTGCAGCGCTACAGTGTTCAGCCAGCCTGCTGTCACGACCTGGTATACCGTAAATCCGGCAATATGCGCGACTGGCGTTGTCGATTCCGCTCCGCGCGTGACCGTCCATGTCGTGCCGGATACATTCGTTACCAGGATGATCTCAGAAGAGCTAGCCACGGCTGCGTCAGCAATGTGAAACTGCGACACGCCAGTAGCAGCCGCAGGGAAAGAGGAAGAGGAGGCAACTGTCCACGACTCCGAAGTTCCTGAAGCAGGGGCATCAGTCCCACCAGAGCTGACTGTCGTAGACGGCTGATCAGCAAACAGTTCTGTAACCATACCTCACCCCTTTCCCTTTCCCCTTTCCCTGTCAAATGTTCTTCGGATCCGTTCCGCTGTGAATCTGACTGGAATGCGTTTCCAACGCAGCCTCAACATCTTTCCCGCGCACGAATCCGATGTAGGCGAGCACCGGCTTCCCGAGCGCCCGGCGCGCGAGCGCCCGGTGATGTCCGTCCACTATATCGCACTTGTCATCGTCCTCACGCTGGATGAGGATGGATGGATGCAAGTGCCCTGTCCCGGCCTGAATCTCCCGAGCGAACCGCCGCACTCCGTCCAGCTGGTGCGATGCCGCCCACGAGTCTATATTCGCAGTATTCACTCGTTCCCACGGAACCTGCACCGGCCCGATCCACCGCGCTCGCTTTACCCAGCCCAGTGCCTTTTCCGGGAAGTTTTCCCGCATGACAGACAGGATGTGCTCAGCTTCAACGGGGTTAGGATCCGAGTACTCCGCTGCCGACTTGCCGACTCCGTTCGGAGGTCTGCCTCTTTCAAACGGCTGCGCAGCATCATCCTCATCATCCGGAACATTTCCGTCAAGCGGGATCGCTTTCGGCTTCTGTTCCCCGCCATCTTCGCCACCTGTCCCGCTCCCCTTCGGCTTGCCGGGTGACTTGGGTACCCGCCCTTCCCGGATGCTAGTTCCGCCGCCCGGTCCGTTCATTGTCGCGACGTACGGTTCGGCTTCCCCGCCATCCCAGTGCGGTCCCTCGTCCCCTGAGCGTCCTCCGGATGCTTGCATCACTGGATCGATGTTGTGCGGATGCGGGTATTCCCCCCCGCCGCCGCTAGGCGGGTTCAGGTCGTCGCTGCCGGTTTCGTCATCATCAGGGTAGATTTCCTGACCGGATACTAGCACACGCTTCGGCCCGCGCCGCCGTACACTCTTCCCGAGCACTTGTTCCAGGTACCCGGCCCATGTCTCCGCAAAACCGGGATGCAGCGGAAGATCTTCGATCTCTCCACGGCTGAACCAGCCCCAGCCTGCCGACTCCTCCGGAGTCAGCCCGGCTCCGGTATTCGGCACGAACTCCGCATCCACATCACATACGAACGTAGAGCATTTCCGTTCCCCGTCACCGTCAATCCGCTCCATGACACACACAGCATTCAGCTCGGGCAGCCCGCCCATTTCTTCCCGGGCTTCACGTATCGCCGTTTCCCAGGCGTTCTCACCAGAATGGCCTTTCCCGCCGGGCAGTCCCCAGTCCCCCGCATGCGGCGATCCGTCTCCTCGCTTCTGCAGCAGGTAACGCCGCTTCCCCTCATCATTCCTGGTCCGGATGAGCAGGAACGCCACGTCAGGCTCACCCTCACCCTCACCCTCACCCTTTCCAATGTGCGCATGAGGTGGCATGACCGTAATTCCAGCCGGAGCGACAGCACATCTGCAGTTGATATGCAGTGGCGGCATCACCTCTCCGCAGTCAAACGCCGCGTCAAGCGGGACAATCCCGTCCGCAGCAGCATCCGTGCATATTTCGTCCAGGTCACCCGGGGCAACCATCAGCTCTTTGTACGAAATCCCGGCCTCACGGTAGCACTGCAGCGCCGCAGTCATCATCGCGCGCTGCACTTCAGTCCGTGCGATGATTTCCGCCCGACGCGCAGCGTCCTTGAGCCCGGTCCGGGTAATGACCTCAGTCCAGTGGCGGCCTTCAGTCCCCAGAAAAGCTTCCAGGCCAGCCGCACCGTCACCATCCACCCCGCCTGCTAGCTCCCCGGCACTGTCCCATCCGAGTTTCCAGGCGGCAGTCCACAATGGCCCGAGTGCTCCCGCAACTGTTTCCGCTAGTCCGGCGTGCATCGCGTCTTGGTACATGGCAGGCGTCCAGCACACGACACCGCCAGCCCAGTCCCGCCGCGCACCATCCGCATCATCGGCAGCGTCGGCGAACATCTTCCGGATAATCTCGGTGTATGCCTCAACCAGCCCCAGGTCATGCTTCCACCCGGGCCATTCCCTCACTCCGGTCGAGGATCCAGCTTTTGGGGCATCACTCACCACCACCCCCTGCACGAGTACCCCGCTCGCTGCCTCGTCAAAGGTCAGCCCTTTTTCGATATCCTCAATGAGAATCTCGAAGGCTGGCACCGGAATGTGGCGTGGTTCCCACGTACCGATGTCGCGGCCTTTGCGCAGATGCCGACCAAGTGCTTCCAGCTCGGAAGCAACGGCACGATTCATTCCGCTCTCAGCATTCTTACCGACACGCCCGCCGCCCGGCTTGGACGACCCGGTAGACATCGCGCCTTCAGCAGCCGAGTGCGCAGGCGTCCTAGTCTGTCCGCCGCCTCGTCGTCCTTCCGGCGGTACGTCGGAGCTGAGACGCGTCGACGCCGGTGCAGCAATCGGCTTCCCGTGCCGGGGCACTCCCGGCCCGCCGTACTGATCCCCGCGTCCGGTGGTCGAGGTCGCCCTCGTCCGCTTGCCGCTCCCGGATGAGTTCCCGCCGCTGCCGCTGCCGCTCGCACCAGCCTGCTGCTGCGCGAGCAGTTGCGGCGCCATCTCGAACGGCACCGGCCCCATCTGGGTGAAGACTACCGGCCCCGACGTCTCCGGCAGGTTCCACGGCGGCAGTTCTAGCTCAGCTCGCCCTTCATCGACCGACCTGATGCCGTACTGGACCTGCTTGACGATGAGATCCGTCATCGCGGACTCGTTCTGAGTCTCGGCTAGTCCCTCGAACGTGAATTTCATGTCGTCCTGACCGCAGACGCGATGCAGCACGTTGTTGAAGATATCCACGAGGAACTTGAGCAGGGGCTTGGTCGACGTCCTGTCATGTACCGTCGTCGATGCCTGCGCCATTTCCTTGGCGGCAAACGGCGAGACAGTAGTCGAGACCTTAGGAATAATGCCGAGCGACATCGGGTCTACGTCAAAAACCATGGCGACTTCCGCCATGACAATTTCATCGAACTGATCAGCGAGCTGGGCGTCCCGCTGCGGCATCGTCTTCGATCCGGGCGGCAGCACGATAATCTTGTGGTGAAACGCCTGATCTCCGGCGATCGCATTCAGCGCATCCTGCAGCTCCCGAATCTGGTTCGGAGTGATATTCGCATCACCAGGCGAGATGTACACCGCCGGAACAGTTCCCTCTGAGAAGTACTCCAGCTGGAACGCCTGCTTGCGCAGTCCTGTGAGAATGGGGACGATAGCTTTTTCTACGAGACTGAATCCGTAAGGCGTATTCCGGCGTGGTGTAGTCCGCAGGTACAGCAGCTGGTCAGACCGGAAACTCTGCACTTCCGACCCGGACAGCCCGCCCTCGTCAATGTCCCGCTGCGTGATCATCGTCATGTAGTCGGAACGGGGCACGCCATAGAGGTACTGCTGGTAGGCCGGTGCCGGAGGACGCGGCATCTCACCGTGCATGCCGACCAGAGGCCGGATGGTCGAACCGGAAACTAGCTCCAGGCAGTCCAGGTCGGATCCGAGCAGTCCCTTCCCCATCCCCTTACCCCACTTAGGACGCATGACAATCGCCAGCGCGTCGTAGACGAACACTTCCTCCAGCAGAGCCGAAAGAAAATCCGAAAAGGTGAAGTAGTCCGGATCAGGCTGCCGGAAGAATTTCTTCGCTTTCGCAACCCGTTCCCCAAAGTCCCGCATCGCAGCTCTATCCCCTTGATAAGCCTTTGATGCCTCGTGCGTGGGCACGATGTCCCAGTCCAGGCCGCAGATCTCGTACTTGCGCCGGTCAATGCAAGACCGTGCCACGGAGTAGGTCTCTGAGAGCACCTTCAACGTTCCGAAGTCGACAAGCTTAAGACCTTCAGTCCCTGGCCGTCCGACTGGCAGGTTCCAGCCGACCGGGTACTCCCACAGCCGGGGATCCGGCTGCCCGTCTTCCACCTCGGGAGCATCAACAGGAACAGGAAGGATCGGAGAAAAGGGACCGAACGCGCCGTCGGTAAACGTCCGTGTCGGACGTGGCAAAAATGGTCCGTACGTATTCGCGTACCCCCGCTCATTTGCCAGCTGCATCGCTAGCGGGCTCAGCATGCCGGAGTACGGCCCCGCTCCCTGCGGAGCAGGCGTCGGCCGCGCTCCTCCCGGAATGTACTTAGCAGCCGAGAGCACTGCTCCGCGTGACGACATGCTGTCCCTCTCTGCAAACTCTGCAAACTCTACAAATCGCGCCAGAGATAGCGTCCCGATAGTACGAGCACCCAGATCGCGCCAGTCAGTAGCGCGATAGCATGCTCAGGACTGATGTGCCCTACCCACATGAGCACGATCCCTGCGATGAATCCTACCATGTTATTCCGGCTTTCGCAAGAGCGATCAGTGGAAATGCGTCCCCTTGATGGCAGCGTACCAGTTGGTTCCGTCCGACCACAGGTCAAGCGCGTCAGTGAAACCGTTCGTCGCACTCAGCCCGGTAACTGTTCCGCCCCCTCCGTTGGTCAGGAAACCGGTGAGCTTGAGCGTCGCTGACCCCCCGCTCGCTGGCTGCGTGACGTTGGCAACGAGTCGCTGTGCCATTCCCGTAATCGGGTTAGCGATAGCATAGACGTTGGCGCCGCTGGCGAGCTGTATGTCGAGAACGCTGCCGGAGCCGTTGTAGATGTTGCCGCCGCCGGTGTCTGCCCCGCTAGGCGTCTCCAGGGTGCCGCCCATCGTAACCGAGGCAAAACCGTTGACACCCGGGTTAGGCAGGAAGTCACTAGTCGCTTGCGACAAGACGCTGCCGTTGAAAGAAAACTGGTAGGCACCGTCAATCCCGGTGCTCGGCTTGAAGTTAGCACTCTGGTTCCGGAAGACCAGCTGACCGTAGTTATCGTACAAGATAGCGGATGAGCCACGGTTGATGGTAGTGTGTCCCACCGTACCGGTGTCAAACGCTGCTTCCGCATTAATGATGAAGGGAGACATGCCGGTAAACCCGGAGTTTGAGTTGTCTGACCCTACGTTCAGCACGACCCCGGAGTTGGACGTCCCTCCTAGGTACTCTCCGTATAGCATGAAAGCGCCGCCAACCGACTGCGTGTCATTCTTCATGATGACACCGTTCTGGTTTTCCAGGGCAGTCTGGTTGAAGGCGTAAATCACTCCGCCGTTGGCGGACCCGCTGGTAGTGTTGTCAAATACGATGTGATTCGTGCAGCTTTCAGTCGAGATGGTGATCTGACCGTAGTTGATCCAGCCGACGTTGTTGCAGATCCACGCGCCGACCGCCTTCGCCCCGGTGAAGTCCCGGATCCCGATGTTCACGTTCGGCAGGTTCTGGTCACCAATCTGAAACCCGATGGCAGCCGACCCGGCTCCTGTCCCGTCAATGAAGAATCCGTTGAATGGTCCGCACTGTGACTGCAGCGGCGTGGTATTGTCAACGTTGAACGCAGCATCGTAGCTGTGCAGGAACACAGTTCCGCCGGTGTAGTTCAGCACTACGTTTTCGCTCGGCCCCGCCGCGCCGATCAGCCCCTGTCCCAGGCCGAACGTGTACGTATTAGCGAACTTGTATTTCCCGGCCACCGGAATCACGATCGCTCCGGATGCCGTCCCGAGAGATGTAAGAGCTGAACCCATAGCCGCGTCACAGAACGATGCTCCGGTTGAGTCCGGGTTCCATGCATTGAAGCTGACCTGCTTCGCTCCGACGAACCCCCAGATCGTGGTTCCTGACGTCCCGGTCGCGACCGGAACCAGTCCGAAGGATGCTGTCCCGCCGGTTGTCCCGCTAGTGATCCCGAGGTTAGCTCGTGCCGTGGTAGCATTAGCAACATCCGCCAGGTTGTTAGCAGACTGCAGGAACCCGCCGAGTCCACCGGTCGTCACGACCTGGTATACCGTGAATCCTGCCGTATGCGTCACGGGTGTCGTCGATTCCGCTCCGCGCGTGACCGTCCATGTCGTGCCGGATATCGCCGTCACGGTAATCATTTCAGACGGAGCAGCGGGATCCGCAATGTGGAACACAGTAGGCGGAGTCGCTCCGGAAGCAGGCGTGGGAAATCCCGCCGAGGTAGCAACCGTCCACGACTCTGATGTCCCCGATGAGGGAGCATCCGTGCCGCCAGACGACACCGTCGTCATCGCCCGGTTACTGGCAAAGATCTCAGCTGGCACAGTTCCTCCTCCAGTCAGTCATCTAACCCGGTATGAGCACCCAGGTGTATCCGCCGCCGGGCAGAGCCGCCGTGTGCGCCGACACCGAGATAATGTAATTGTATGACATCTGCGGTACGGCTACCAGCGTCGTCCAGTGCAGCCCGTCACTCGACTCAAGATAGTCCGGGAAGATGTACTCGTCAGCATCATTGTACAGGTAGGTGAACGGAGTTGCAGGAGTTGATCCCCCTCCGGCAAGCGTCATTCCGGGAACGATCACCCCTGGCCACATGGCTCCGGGTACCGCATATCCGGTCCATGCTGTGCCAGCAGGCGGCGGCGCGTTGACGGTTCCGTAATTGCTTCGCCATGCCGCGCGGTAAGCTGTTCTTCCCCGGATAAGACCGCCGGTTGCTGCAGTTCCCAACGGCGGAGGCAATGCGTTGAGCAGTCCTCTGTTTCCGTGCCAGACCGCACGAGGCACCAGCCTTTTCCGCGCGGATCTGTATGCTATCGCGTCGTTTACGACTCCGCTGACCGGACTGAACAATGGCAGTCCGGGGACGCCCGCTCCCGGCTGCATGCTCGCAGGGACGAAATTCCAGGTGACAACCCCCCCTGGAGGAGGTACAGCATTCAGTTTCCCGTAGCCGCTTTGCCACACAGCACGGACTGATTTTCTCTTCCGTACGAGGCCGCCTGTTGACGCAAGTCCGCTGTTTCCCGCGACCAGCGTCATGCCCGGCCGGATTTCTCCCGGCCACATGGATCCGGGTACGGCGTAGGTGCCCGGATATGTCACCATAAGACCACCTGCAGCTGACCGGCCACCAGAACAGGTATTTCAGGATTATCCGTGATCTGCAGCCAGACTGTGTATGTCCCGGTGGCAGGAGCCGTACCGCCTCCCGGTCCGATGAGGCACTGCGCAGCATAAGGATATGAATAGTTCGGCACTGTGATCCACGACCCGGCTACCCACATCCCGCTCGTCGGCACCGCTCCGTTCACGTCTACGAACGCGAACGCCACCGCATCCCCCGTCGGGTTATACGCCGTTCCGCCTCGCATGACCTGCACCGGCACGGTCAGGTACTGCAGCGATAGCCGTGATATGCTGACTGCACCGGTTGCCGACATCTTATCCTAACCTCCTCCAGCGCCGCCGTTTGCCCTAATCGTTTCCGTCAGTAGCGTCAGCACAATCTGCAGCGCTTCACCACGGGTAAACCCCGCCGCAATAAACGAGATCATGTTCTCGTGCAGCGCGGTCGCCCCCACCGCCAGCGGCGGGAACGGATCCTCACTCATCAGCACTCACCCCTGCCTCTCCTTATCGTCGTCATCTTCAAATGCCATTTCGGGCCAGATGATGAACGAGTCATCCCAGCTGCCTTCAGCAAAGAACTGAACAGACTTCAGCTTGCCGCTTTCATGCAGCTCAAAGGATGCTACACGGGGACATGCCCGAGTGTGGACGCCGCCGCAGAAAGAGCAGACTCGGCTGTCTTCCCCGCCAGTTTCAAATAGCTGACGGGCCTGCGCTCGCTCTTCTTCAGATAGTGAACTCACGACTGAATCATACCAGTCCCGCCGCCGGGTGTCAACCCGCGCCCCGTACTCCGCAGGAAATCCAGCCCTCCGCCTCGGCAGCGCGGGCAGGTTCCCGCATTCCCGTTCCGGTCGGAGTAGGCGTGTCCCTTTGGGCATCTCTTGATGCCGTACACATAAGCCCATCCACCGGGCTGAGGTACATCACCATCATCCACGACCACCTCGCCAGCGACAACCGTCCGCTCGGCTTCCAGCGGATTGGCAGCCCGGCAGCGCGGGCATTCCTTGAGCCCGACGCTATACGCATGGTCGCATCCCGCGCAGCGAGCGACGCCGTAGGCACTGAGCCACGACGCCTGACTCAGCCCGCGCAGCTCGAACACAGCCCAGACGCAGGCGTCCACCCGGTCATCAGGTCCTGCGGAAATGCCCGGGACCAGGCTGCACATCTGGTCTTCCAGTTCAGGGAATGACCCCACATGATGCAGCCGTCGCTGCTCTGCAAGCGCTGACACTGGCTCTGCCCGGATAGCCTTGCCTCGCGACGCTCTCACCGTTCGGTACGGCACTTCCGGGTCCACGTTCCGGAGCACGGTGCCGATGAAGTCACCGCCGTTGTTGACTTCCGCAACGATGCAGTCCGCGCCATGGCGCTTGTAAGCTCGCACGGCTTCGCGCATGCACTGGTCAGGCGTTCCCTTCATGGAATAGTCACCGAGAACGTAGCCGTGTCCGTGTCCGTCATCACCAGCGACGATGATACCGGTCTCGTCCGATTCCTCCCCGGACGTGACTGCCGGGTCAATACCGACAACCACCCGTACCAGATCCGGCACATCCGCTAGCTTCACTCGGGCCGCGTCGATATCGGAACGCTTCCACAAAGCCCCCTCAAGGTCGTCCAGCAGGACGCCTTCAAGCTCCTGACGACCGAGACGTGTTCCTTCGTAACGACGCCGGAGTTCATCAAGCGCGGCAGCGGAGAGATTCTTTGCATTCTCCCATGTGCTGGCGCTTGTGGCGTGCATAGTGCCGTCACGTCGGTTGAACAGGTCCCGGATCAGATGCGTGGGTCGCGGGGTAGACGTGACCATGACACGCGGGTGCTTGCCAATTCTCAGCGCAGGAACAAGACCCTCATACCAGGTCTCCTCATATTGCCAGCTCCCGGTCTCGTCGCACCAAGCCCCGGAAAGGTTAGAACCGCGAAGTCGTTCTGGTTGGTCAGCTGAGTATCCGTAGATAATCGAGCCGTTTACCAAGTCCAGACGAAGTTCATTCCTCCGCCATTGGGCCTCTTCACCGGGTTCGAGCTGTTTCCGAATTCCGGAAGGACCCTCGAAGCAGGTGACTCTAACGTCGCGGAATGTAGGTGCGACAACAGCCCAAACCGAGCCAGGGTCTTTCAGCGCTTGCTCGATGATCCAGTTAGCTCCGGCCCAGGTCTTCCCGCAGTTGTGGTTCCACATTCCCTCGGCGGCATAGTTCTCCGATCCCGGCACTGTCATATCGTAGAACAGCCCGGTCCCTGCGGGGGTTATAGCCAGGACCCGCGTCCATACTGTAGTATGGGTGTATGCCGCCGCTAGGTTTTTCCCGGATTCCTCCTGAGCTGCTTCCCAGTCTGATAGAGCGCTACCAAGCCGGGGAGAACTTGAAGGATCTAGCCAAGACTGCCGGAGTATCCTATCAGACAGTAGGTCGTGCTCTCCAGAAGGCCGGAGTTCAGCTGCGCGGTCGTCAGAAAACCCCCGCCACCCGTAAGTTGATGTCGGAATCGCGCCGGTTCTACCTGGATGAAGAGCGCCTGCGCTATTTCCAATCGCATCAGCTGACATGCCGCGAGATGGCTGAGATGCTGGGCTGTAATGAGGAGACAGTGCGTCAGCGTCTGATAGAGCTAGAGTTGCCACGGCTGGAAGCGAAAGCTCACCCGGAGCGTAACTACTTCTGGCGTGGTGGCTACTCTGTCGACGAAGATGGTTACATCCTGGTGAGGATACCCGATCATCCGCATGCGACATCATCAGGCTACGTGCGTCAGCACCGTCTGATGATGGAGCATTTCCTCGGCCGCTATCTGCTTCCGGATGAGGTAGTGGACCACCGTAACGGGGATACGTCGGATAATCGAGTTGAGAACTTGCGGCTGTATTCTTCCAATGCCGCGCATCTCCGCGATACGTTGATCGGTAAGAGAAATCTGCCCCCGGAGGAACGGGAGCGCCTCCGGCTAGAGGCTGTCCGACGCGCACGTCAGCGAGTAGCCGCCATCCTTGCGGAGTCAGGAATCGGTGACGATCGGTGGCAGTGATAGCTCTCCCATCGTCCATCGTCACCCGGTACAGCTGATCTACGCCGCGCACGAATGGAGCCCCATCGGTCAGCACCGGACGGGCTCCCCCCTCTGTCAGCGAGGAGACGACGATCGGCTCCCCGGCGCGAGCAAGTACGTCAATTCGCTCGTGCCGGTTCTCCAAAGGCAGGTATATCCTAGTCTCACCTGCGACGCACCCTCGTCCGGCCATGAACATCCAGATGTTCCAGTTCTCATCTGGACCATCGCATCCGCAAGCAAACCCGTTCTCATCTGGCAGATGGTGCATCGGGTCATTCGGCGGCAGCTGCTTCGGCCTCGCTAGCGACCGCCACCCCCGAGGCCCCCCCAGTCCCAGCGAAACATGCCGCCCGCGCAGCTTGTGGAGCAGCACCTTCTTCGCCTCGGGACTCAGATCCCGCCAGTCGGAGGGAAGCTCGGTCTCCTTTTCGTCCCCTTCAGGCTCATCTGGTTCCGGCGTCAGCACTGCCATGCTCAACCTCACCGTTCACGATTTCTCCGGCTGGCAGTTCCGCCGGAATCCCGCTGCCCGCTCCGTGCAGCATGAGTTCCGACGCCAGCCGCTCGATCTCGTCATCCATCTTGTCAGTGATCTCAACCCGATGCCGGACCGGCATGTTAAGCCCGAGCAGCTTGGCGCGCATGTCCATGAACTTGCGCAGGGATTCCATGACTCGTACCTCGTGCGAGCGATCGACCAACGGCTCCCCGGTAACCGGGTTGATGACCACCTTGCCGCTGACGCTGACCATGTACTGCGGCTCCGCGAGGAGTCGCCGAAGCTTGAACATGAGCGCGTCGATTTGATCCGCCAGGACCATGCGATCCTCATCGGCGCTGAACCGGAACGTGTCATGGATGGCTCGCTGGATACCTTTCCCGACTGTCGCAGTAGACACATCGAACCGTTTGGCGATAGCCTCGTGCGGAACGTTCTCCTTATGGAGAATGTACATCTGCGCATCACGGTCCGCAGTCTCAAGTCGACGTGCCATCCTCATCACCCTTCCAGGGGCTCACCAGTCACGGGATCAACAGCGGGCTTCGGCACTGCCGCTGCAGGCTTCCTGCGTGGAGTGCGTACCTTCTTCACCGGAGCGCTCACCGGCTCAGGCTCCGCCTCTACCGCCGGAGGCACAGTTGCAATTGAAGCCCCCTTGGGTTTCCGGGTGCGCTTCGGCTTGACTGCAGGCGCATCCTCAACCTCAGGCTCCGGGAGCCGCTCCGCATCGGGCAGTATGACAGCAGCCGCAGGCTCGTCCAGCTGGACGACTTCCGTCTCCGCAGCTGGCTCAGGTTCAGGCGCTGATTCTGTCTTGCTGACCGGACGCGGCTGGGAGCGCTTTTCCGTGTTGGCTACCGCCCGCTCAAGTTCTTCTTCCGGACTGCCGCAGTTTGCCATCCGCGTCCGGAAGTAAGAGACAATACTGATCCGCTCCGCTCCGCAGTAGCTGCAGAACTTGTTCACGATCCGCTCGCCGCAGGCGCATGTCATCCGGGTATTTCCGTGCCACTGATGGGCGTCCATCAGCAGCAGATCCCCGTCCATCAAATTCACCCCGACGCGATACTGGGGGAACACCAGCACCCCGCCTTCGTATTCCCCGCGCCGAATGCACGCGATGGTACTGAAGCCGTCTTCCAGATCCCCGTCGTCCTTGTGTACTCCGGTCGGATAACTGTTATTCACCGTGATAGACGTGAACGGCGTGCCAGGTACCACCCACGAGGTGTCGGTCTTGCGCGCCAGTTCCATCTGCACGTTGTACCGCTCGGTCACTCGTTCCTCAAAGTGACGTCCTATCACCCGGAACAGCGGAGCTAGCGCCTCCCACTCCGGCAGATTCCGCCCTGTCCATTCCGTCATCCGGCAGTACCGGTACACGCCGCTAGGCTCAAACGCGCCGAGGATGACCGATGATACGTTCATCGCGTCGCTGCGCGTCCCGCCGCCGCCCCCGCGCTCAATCCTCCGGGATCCGGACGCCATCCCTCGATTGTTTGTCATGCTGGAGTGCAGCGGATGCAGTACCCGATACGCATCCACTTCGTCCATGACGTCATTCAGCACCCCGGGCAGGTAGCATGCCAGAGGTCGCCCGTCCGGCATGTAGACCATCACCGGACCGCCTTCTCGATTCAGAAGGAGATTATAGTCACGCTCATCCAGAGTCCGCGACACCACATCCCGTTCCAGCACGCTGTCCGCCACCCGGAATCCGATTCGGACTGACGGGGTTCGCACTACCGCCATGCCGCACCGTCCGCCCGCTCCCGCAGCTGACGCATGACGGGTACCTTCTCGCGCACGAACTCAGCGAGTTCCCCGGTTTCCAATTCGGCATCCAGGTGGAATACCCGATATCCCTTTTCTTCTGCCATCGCCCCGACGCGCGAGCACATCGTCCCGCGACTCAGCCGCCAGGCGCGACTCTGCTCCGATCCGCGTGCCGCACACCGCTCATCCAGCACCGTCATCCGGGCTGACAGCAGGAACAGATTCACCTGGTACCCGGCCGCCGCCGCCGCATCCAGGAAGCGAATGTGCGTGAGCCGGTCTCCCTCGGCACATACCACGTCTAGCAGCTTCGCCTCAAGCCACTCTGATACCCGAGGCAGCGCGTTCATGGCGAGTGTGTCGGTTCCCGGGAAGTTGGCCCGTTTCCTGCCAATCTCCGCGCCGACAATCTCACCGTCAACCAGCAGCTCGTCGTAGGGCACCAGCTTGTAGTCAAGCCGACTCTCTCGCACGGCACCGCGTGTCAGCTCCGCCATCAGCGTGCTCTTCCCCGTCGCGGGGGCTCCTGCTAGGTAAACTAGATCCACACCACGAGACTACACGACCAGCCCGCGCATGTCAAACCAGATCACAGTGACTTCTCGATGTCGTCGAGCACGTTCCGCGCGGCCATCGGGGCTAGCGCGTATCCGGTCCGGTGGAATCCGCCGATTTCCCAGTGGCCGTCACCCTCACGTCGCCATCCACCCGCAGTCTTGATGCGCATTCCCGTCCGCATCTCCCAGCCCTCGCGCGTCGTGAGCCAGCCGAGGTCCCACGCCACCCCGAGCATTTTCTCCCCCTGCGCGATAGCCCCCTCTTCAGTAACCGAACTAGAAGATCCGACGCGAGCCCGGCCGCCTGCCACTCCCGCGACAATCGTCCGGTACGGTGCGTACTGGTACACCTTCACAGCGTCAGGTGCCCGCAGCGCGTCGGCCGCCCCTATCCAGGTAACGCCCCAGGTAGCATCCCCCGACGGCGCTAGCACTCCCCTAGCTCCCGCGCATACCACCACAGCATCCCCCTCGATCCCGTCCCCGCGCCCGTACCACGCTCGCGTCCCGTGCACGCTTATCACTTCACGCGTCACATCTCGCCTGACAAGCGGCGCAGCCGGATCTAGCAGCAGCCAGTCTGCATCCTCCCGTTCACCCCCGAGAGGCCGCCGGTAACTCGCCACCCCCGCCCCGTGCGTCATCTTGACGCCCCATTCCGCATACCGCTCCACGGCATAATCCCACGCGGCTAGCTCCTCAGCCATTCCGGCATGGTATCCCCGCCGCAGAATCGCCGTCGCGGCAAGCGAGTCCGGTTTCCCTTCCAGCCCTACCACCGTCACATCATGACCACTGTCCCGCGCTAGCCGCGCAAAGGAAGACCCGGATATCCCGGCTCCGACGACAATCAGCTTGCTCATTCGCAGCTCCTTATGAGGGAATCACTTCTGCGAGCCAGCGTGCCGCGTCCATGATCTGCTCCCAGGCTAGCAGATAGTCTGCCTGATTGCCAAACACCGGATCAGTAATTCGCTCCTGCGTCATCATCGACCGCATTCCGGGAGCGATTTCCGCGAGCCGCCGCATGTGCACGGGCGCCACCCCGATCACCAGATCGATCCCGTCAGGCTCAGCCACCTGCTCCCAGCGCCTGGAGCGATGCGCAGCCGCATACTCCCCGTATCCTGCTTCAAGCAGGAACTCACTCATCCGCCGCCGCATTCCCAGCCCTCCGACCGCGTTCCCTCCGACTCCGGCCGATTCCACAGCTAGATCAGGGCGTCGCGCTCCGAGCAGACACGCAAGCGCCGGACTCCGCACCACGTTCCCGGTACAGACCACCACCACGCGAGTCACAGCTTCCCCATCTCGCGCAGCCGCTCCTCGACCACCCCGCGCTTGTTCTTCGCGAAGTTCGTCCACTCCCACCCGCGTTCCAGCCGCAGTTCAAACGGAGCCTGCACCGGCAGAGCATAAAAGTACGGCAGCTCAAACGCATCTGACCCGTTCAGCGCCGCCTCCGTCCAGTCCCGGGCGAAGCCCGCCGCCGCCCACACCCCCTGCGCATCCGAGTCACCCGCGAAGCACCTGAACTCGATAGTCCCGTGCTTGCGCAGGCTCCGCAGGTTGACGGCCTCACGTGGTTTGAGCGCCCAGCACGGGGTACCGCTTTTCTTGGAGGCGGGCACTTCCAGGCGCAGCATCTCGTCGATGCTCTCGGCTTCCATTCGCCGCGCGTGACAGTGATCCGAAACGAAGTAGTGCCGCGACCGCTCCGAGTGCGCCGCTCGCTTTCTCGCCCCGGCGATCTCCTCCGGGTCGGTCAGCCCCTCGAACAATCCGTTGAGCGGGTCCATCATCTTGAGCGCCCCGGGCAGCAGCCGATGACTGTAGTCCGCGACGGCCTTCATCGCGTCCAGGTCCTCGAACTCCGGCCCTCCCCCCACGTGGACGTGCAGATTGGAGCGGTAGTTGTGCCCCGGTTTCAGCACGGCTCGCACCTCGGCGACTCGCTCGGCGAGTTCTTCGGGTGAATCGCACACCGGCGTGTTCAGCTCCCCGGACCGGAACCAGGTCTTTCGCAGCGGATCGTTCGCCACCGCGTCCGACCCCACCACCGTGTAGTCAGTCCGCGACCACATCCATCCCTCAGGCAGCTCAGCCAGCACGTCGACGTCAGGCCATTCCAGCTCGGCCCCGTAGGTCCAGCCCCCGCTCACGCGCACCTCACCCGGTAGCAGTTCCAGCGGGGTTTCTCGTTGCGACCGTCTTCCTTGACGCGCATTGATTCAACCCGGAAACCGCCCTCTGCGAGCACGTCAGCGAATTCGTCCAACTGCCAGTAGCAGAAAAATCGCGGAGCTGCCAGCCGGTCGTCCCACGCCTCCCCCGTGCCGCCTTTCACCGCGATGAATCCCGGCGCTCCCTCCGCCAGCATGCCCCGCATCCTGCGCAGCACTCCGTCAATTTCAGTTCGAGGGATGTGCAGCAACACCGCCGCGCACCAGAACCCGTCGAACGTCTGTTCGCCATCAGCCAGCTCGACCTCTCGTAGGTCAGCGAGCCGGAGTTGCTCGGGCGGAATACGCCGCTCAGCTATCGCTAGCATCCCGACCGATCCGTCTATCCCGGTGTAATCGAGCCCGGCCTGGATAAAATGAACTCCTTCATTCCCGGCGCCAGCCCCGAATTCAACAATCCTGGCCCCTGATTCAATCTGCTGGATCAGCCACTCACGATCCGCAGCCCAGTAGTCATCATCAGTCCGGTATGCTGCCCATTCCTCGGCGTGCTCATCATACGCCCGCAGCGTGTCGTCACTCATCGGGTCACGATCTCCCCTGTCAGCTTGTACACGCGCTTGCGTGCCCGGTCCGGCCCTGTCCGCCCGTGCAGCTCCCCGAGATACGGTTCCGGCAGCGTCGCCCGCCGGGCCGCGAGCGCGATCCCGCGCATCCACTCGTTCATCGGCGCGCGCTGTACCTGCTCCTGCATGACGTCGATGTCCAGCCCGGGATAGTATCGCCCTTCCGCCAGACTGTGGAAGTCACACAGCGTCGTCTCGGCTGTTTCCAGCGACGCCTCAGCTCCTCGGGCCTGCAATTCCCAGACTAGCAGGTTCGATGTCACATTCAGCGCAGCGATCACCCCAGGCCGGTTCCCCTTGAGGTACTGCGTAGCCGGATACAGCAGTTCCAGTCCCTGCCGGGGTCCCGAACTGTTCGCATGCCCCATATCCGGAGCCCGGAGCGGCATCCCGCACACTTCCGCGAGCATCTCGCAGGTTTTGAAAGCGCTCCACCGGCCGTTTCCGTCGACTTCCATGAGTCTTGTGCTGACATACGTCCAGTTGCTAACCGGATCATCGGTAATGAGTTCCTGCACCCAGGTGGACAATCCGTTGTACCGGATGGCGATGTTGTCAAGATGATGCAGATGCACTGCCAGGTTGTCACCCATCCGGTGCCGACGTCGCTCCGTCCCGCACGCAAGACCCTCACGCGGCTGCGTGAATGCAGTCAGGAACGCGCCGCTCTTTCCGTCTAGCGCGGCGAGTGCAGAACCGAGGTCATAGTACGCTACGTGCAGGAACACCGACCGGATTCTCTCTTCCGGCGTCCATCCCAGTATCTCTGCTACCTCACGCAGCACCGGGTACACCGGATCCACATCCCGGTTTGCAATCTGTATCTGGTGGAACTTCACGTAGTCATCGAACAGCTGCGTACCCGTACCCATACCCTAAGCCTACACCAAACCGGCCTCGCGTGCAGCTTTCCGCACCAGGAACTGGATAATCTGCGGGTAACGCGCCTGCTCTCCTGCTCGCTTCTTCAGTCCGTCCAGCAGCAGGATCATTTCCTCGTGCTCCGCAATCGTGTACACGAGCATGATCTCGCGCACCCCGCGTACAGCCGACACCGTCTGCGCAGCCTGTCGCTCCGCTCTCACCGCCGTCTGCTGCGGCAGCTCTGACCAGCCGGCTCCGGTACGCACATCATCCAGGACAAGCACATCCTCGCCCCCTGCCACCCCGAAGTCGAATTCGAGCTGAACGTCTCCGCTAGCCTGCTCGGCCGTCGCAATGATTGCATCCAGCTCATCCTGGCTCCAGCCAGTCCCCGTCATCCCGTCCAGTTCCGTCAGCATATCGTACAGCAGGTCGTTGTAGTAGCCGGAACTATCACTGGTCTTGTTGTCCACGAGCAGGATGCGCTCGGCCGTATCGTCATCAATGTCCTTGTAGATGACGTCAACTTCCGCAATCCCCAGCTCCCGCACTACCGCGAGAGTGTTATTGCCGACAAGCACCTGCCCGGTGCTCCGCTGGGCAATCAGAGGCTTGTAAATGCCTAGAGCCTGGATACTTTCCCGGATAGCTGCCCGGTTCCCCCGGCGCGGATTTCCCGGCCAGGTCGTCAGCTGGTCGACGCTCACCCGCGTAATCTCGTCAGCACTCACACCCCGAGTATACTGCAGCCCCCTGCCGCTGTCAAGCGGAGGGGGCTGCAGGTACTGCCGACTGCTACGCGGGGAGCACCCCGATCGTCAGCGTCCAGTGCGACTCCGGCCGGATGACTGCAAGCCAGCCGCTGTCTCGCTGTTCCTTGCTCACTACGGCAGGAGCGTTGCCGTTGGCGAAGCTCTTGTCATTCATGTTATTCCTTCCGTCGAGGCCGTGTGCCACTGTGCTGTGCTAAGCACCAGTATACACCCCGCAGAGGCGGGCGCGCAAGCGCCCGCCTCCGCGACGCTGTATATCAGAGGCATGGACCGTATGATGTTAACATCCGTCGTAGGGGGACCAGTTTTCAGCTCCGCCTGGCGTCGCCATCGCGTTGTCGAACACCTGGTTCTGCTCCGCGACGCTAGCGCTCCCGAACTCGGATGCCGGGCCGCCGTACTCCACCCACGTCGACTCCGAGAACTGGTAGAGTCCCCAGTGTCCCGATGCATTCCAGACGTCGGGATTTCCCCCGCTCTCGGTGCGGATCACGCACTCCTGGAACGAGGTACCTCCGCCTCCGCTGTAATTCTGAGCAGCCGTAGCAGCCGCAAGCGCGTGCCGAGGCTGGTACGCGACCGTAGCGGTGACGGTTGTCACCACCGGCGGCGACTGCGTGTCGCATTTTCCGGGAATCCGCAGGCCCTGCCCCGGGTAGATCAGGTTCGGGTTGCTAAGCCGATCCTTATTCGTCTGGTAAATCCCGGGCCAGCAGTACATTGACCCGTATTCCTTCCCTGCAATAGTAGCGAGCGTGTCACCGCTCCGCACTGTGTACTGACCTCCGGCTGCCGCAGGCTGCCGGAGGAAAGCCGCAGATACAGGCGTGACTGCCGTCACTTTCGCCGTTTCCTGCGCTTGCGCTCCTGCCGCATTCGGAGCGAGTCTAGCCCCGGTCAGGAGAGCGGTTGCGGCTGCTGCCGCAATTGTGATGCCGATGCCGCTAGTCTTACGACGTGACGACTTCAACCTCATCTAGGACTCCGGTGTCAGCTCCCGTAGGAGCGTGGCGTCCCGGTTTCCGGTTCAGCGCACGGGGTCAAGGTGAGCGTCTCCGGCGGGACTGGACACTAAGCCAGTCACACCGGGGATACAGAACCCCCGCTGGCTTTAGTATGGCATAGCCTAGCGCCAAAGCCAACTCTTGACCACCCAAAACCAAAAATAACCGCGTAACCGCAGGTGAGGAGACTGAAGTTTTTTCTCAGCTCCTTCCTCATCAGCCATACTCAGCACTCGCAGTACATCTTCAGCCCGGTACACGCGGACGTGCCGCGTGCCTCGACCACGGTCGAACCGCAGCCCCATCGCTTCTATCCCCCCGGCGCGGAGCGCCTCCCGTACCTTCCGCGCCGGGACGTCCAGCAGCCATTCCGCGTCCGCCACAGACCAGGCCCCGCCATCTCCCCAGCCGACAATCGGGAGCCCCTCGGACTTCCAGCTCATGCAGCCGTCACCAGCGCAGCCAGATCACCAGGAGTCACGTCCCCCGGCCAGCGCCCGTCAGAAAAGAGATGAATTCCGCCTCCGAGCAGGTACGCCGTATCCACGAACTGACTGCATATTTCATGTCCTGTGGAAGCAATGTACGCCCGCAGTCCGGGCACCGGAATCCCTAGCCGATGCGCCACCAGAGCCACATAATCCATCTCGGAATACGGAACCCGGAAGTTCTCCCGGCACCACTTGACAATCCCCGTCCGCTGTTCGAACGTCAGTTCGATAGCCCCGCTCGACCAGACAGCCCCCCGGACTCCGTCCGGAGGACCCGTCAGTGCTCTAATCCCCTGCCGGTTGGGGTACGAGCTGACGGTAAGCCCCCACGGGGCGTTCTCGTCCGCTCCGCCGATGTATATCTCGGCGTGGTCGTGCTTGCTCCAGCCTTCGCCGTTGAGCCACTGCCCCGCCGCTATCCCCAGCCCCGCAATCCCCGGAACCGGCCGGACGCAGAAGTCACCAGGCTGCGGCTGCATCGCTCTCCTCGCCGCCATCCGGGAGTGCGGCGATGCGGATGAGCAGGTCTGCTACTTCAGTCAGCGTCAGGTAGCCGAGCACATCATCGGTGATAGGCGTGTCATACGTCAGTGACCAGGTGTCATCGTCAAGGCACCTGACAACACCCAGCTCGTACAGTCCCTCCCGGCCGCCGTACGTGTACGGGCCTCGCACGACACTCGCCCCGTACCCGTTTGCGAATCGGTAGAGATGCTGCTCACCCGGATTCGTACTCCAGGCGTGCTGCGGGATGTCTTTCCAGGATTCTATCTCAATCGGCAGAGGACGGATACTGCAGGCTGCTTCCGTCTTGCCAGGTGAGCCGGAGCCCGGCTGCAGCGGAGTAGTCAAATGTGGCCGTCGCCTTCTCCCCGGATGGGGTAGCACAGGAGGGGTTTACGCACCTCACAGTACCCTGACCAGTCCACATGCGCAAGCTTCGTACCCCGCACCAGGGGCATTTCTCCGCTCCGGGAATCCGCCGGGGACGCTCCGCATCTCCTAGCAGCATCCTAGCCCCCTTGATCCACCGCTCTAGCGAGCGTAGTCCTTCGCGCGCTTCGACGTCCCGAGCGTGCGCCAGCCGCTCCAGTGCTTCCAAACTCGAATAAGTATTCGAATCACTTCCTCCGCGCACGCGCAGCGTAAACCCGGCTGCCGCCCGCCATTCCGCTTCAATCCGGCGCGTCAGCGCATGCAGGTCCATCCGGCATTCCGCCGCCCTCGCGTGCCACGGAGGGGAGGAACGCGGTTTCTGCGTTCCTCCCCGGCCGTCTCCGCTCCCGCTCCCCGCACCTCGCCCTTCCTCCGGATGCGGAACCAGGGCGGCCAGGCGCAAGTCAAGAGCCAGGATCTCTGCGCGCAGCGCTGAAATCCTGGCTCTTGCACTCCCAGATTCACTACCCGTCACGCATTAACTATATCACGCGTAGAAGAATCCGAGCATGATAATGGCAGCGATAACCGCTGCTGCCAGGGCAAGTCCCGGCATTATCAGGGAGACACGCTCCCGCTCCCCTGCTCGGGCATGTGCAGGCCGTCCCCTAGAGTGAGTGCTCATCCGCTCGCTCCTCCTCGCTTGGCTTCGGCCGCGACGGCAGCCTTCCGTGCCTTCGCTGCTGCCTTTGACTTCTCCCAGGGGGTGAGTTCCCCTCGCGAGCGCAGCTTCTTGTTCCGGGCCTCGGCCTCCGCCTGCTTCTGGACACGGAGCTGCTTGCGCGCCTGGCCTCGATTCCAGCTGCGAGCCCGCCGTGCCTTCTTGGGGGTGAGTGCGCTGACTGATGGCGGCACTGTGACCTTCCCTTCCCTTCCTCTTCTTGTTTCTTGTTTCTGCGGGGCGTTAAGGAGCTGCCGGATCCCGCAGTCCGGCAGCTCGGTGGACGGAGCTGGGTACGCGCCAGCAGATTCGCGCCGGGGATCGGTCGGCACGACATGTTCATTACATCATCCGTCCTGGGCGGGCTTTAACTCGACTCCAACGATCCGGAGCCCGCTTGATCCGGGTGTCAGAGCCCTCTCACAAGGGATGACGCAGTTAGCAGGGATCTGGCGTGCCCGCACCGGACCGGATACGCTGGTACGTGAAATTAGGAATCACGTTATTGTCTCCCCTCAGTAGTCTTGCGTGACGGGTGGAGGGTTCGAACCTCCGTAGCATTGCAGCCGATTTACAGTCGGCTCCCTTTGGCCACTCGGGCAACCCGCCGTGCGTGTCAGAAGAACTTCATGAGTACCGGTTCCTCGCCCGGACGCTCGCAAACGCGAATGCTTCTCCTTTTCCTTCCTGCTGCCTGCTAGTGGCGGGGGCGGGATTTGAACCCGCGACCTACGGATTATGAGCCCGTCGAGCTGCCAAACTGCTCCACCCCGCTACGTGCTGACCGCCGTCCGCATCTGGGGAAGGTACAGACGGCGGTCAGCGTGACGCCCGCAACCGACCCGCACTGGCATGCGGTGCAGGGAGATCCCGGAGCCCTGGACGGTACTCGACCTGCCGGGCGGCGTCACTCACGGCTGCCGGGCGTTGTGTGTGAGAACGGCTGCCCGGCGGCCATAGGTACAGCATACACCATCCGAGGGGCCGCGCAAACCCCTGCTAGCTGTTTACGTACCCGTTCCACCATGCTACTATTAACTGTGCAGCGCGCCCGCAAGCCGGGCGCTAACCGGAAGGAACAGGAATGTCTAGCATCAATGTCGTAACTGATGAGCGGGCCAGGCTTCTCACGGAAATGGAGACGGAACGTGACCGCCGGGTAGAATGGAAGCTGGCCGTCCGGCGCTACGCCGCCCGGATTTTTCACGACCGCTACACTGGCACACCGTGCGCGGAGGGGGTAGCCCGCTGGCTCAGCTATCATTGTGTCCCGCGCATGAGCCGGTCGGATGTCAACGGATACAACGGACTAGTCGTCGGAAATGAGGAAGCAGCTCGCCTAGAAGCACGCAGCTCCACCGTCTGGCTGACTCCGGAAGAAATCGCCCAGCTGAACGACATCCAGCTGGAACAGCATCTGCTAACGCTCCGCAAGCGCGGCGAAGACTGGCGGGATAATCTCATCGCCCAGCTGCACATCGCAGCCAGCGACTGGAGCGGAATCCCGCCCGTCGCCGTCGAGGAACTCATCGCCGTACTGAACGGTGCAGAGGAGGCGGCGGCTGCAGCCGCCCCGTTTCCGGACGCGACTGCGCCTGTTGTGGAGGCGGTGGCAGTTCAGGAGCGCCCGGCGCAGCCGGAACCGTTCGTAACGCTGCAAGTGCTCATCGCGATGCCGCTGCGGATGCAGCTGACCGCCCGGCAGGATGAACTGCTGCAGGACGAGACCATCCGCGTAACTATCCGGTCCCAGCTGGGGGACGCGCTGCGCCGCAGTGTCCGCTCCTCACTCGGCCTGCAGCTGGAAGACGAAATCACGTTCAGCATCGGCATCACTCGTTAGAACCTCTTAACCCCCGCCGAAGGAACCGAATGCCCGAGCAAGTATCCGACAAAATGCAGATCAGCGCTACGTTTCAGGTCATCATCGGCGGTCCGCTGCTGCAAGCCCCGGAACGTCCGCTGCTGGAGGCGACCGAGGAGATGATCACCGCTATGATCCGCCAGGTCATGACCACGCATCCGGCGGCATTCATCACCGGGGACATCGCCGTCGTGTGCAGCATGGTGCAGGAGCAGGAGGACGCGCAGTGACCGAGATTGCTGTTCCAGTACCGCCCGAGCCGCAGCCGGAGCTGAGCCCCGGAGAACTGTTCCGCGCAGAGCTGCTGGAATTCCAGGAGCGCATGCTGCTGGCGCGGCGGCTCACGCTGGAAACGTCAGAAGTGCGCACCCGGCAGCACTGTACGGACGGCGTATCTGACTTCATGCTGCGCGCACGCCTGGAGCCGGTGACCGGAATGCCGCATGCGCGCAGGCATCCCACTCAGGAAACACCAGACGAAGCAGCCGCCGCCTGCGACCGCATTCGCGACTGGTGTGTCACGCAGGCACTCGGGCCGGATACTGTCATGGAAGACTATACTGACGCTGGACTAGCCAAGCGCCTGACAACGCTGCAGTCTGCGCACGCTAACTGGAAGCGGTCGTTCCTCGCGCAGCTCAACGAAGAACACCGCAGAGGCTACATCTCGCTAGACCGGCTGCACCAGGTGCTCCCGCAGCTCCGGTTGACGGAACCGCAGGACTACATGCGAGTGGTGTTCCAGGTGGTGTTTGACTACATCATCCCGCGTCCTGGCAACGGCACTCCGGAAGACACGGTCGCTTACCAGGCTAAGCAGCGCGAGCGCCTGCTCGCGGCTCTGCGACGGCTTCCTGGTGATGGTTCCACCTACGACGGCACGCTCTATGCCGACAGGGAAGCACACGTCCGGGTAGAGGTGTTCCCGCATCCGGCTGTTCCAGCCCGGGACCCGGAAGCGGACCCGGATTAGAACATCAGTTCGATAGCCAGGAGAGATGAGGAAACATGTCTGACATGACAGTGTTCGGGCCTGCGGCTGGTCAGCCGGATCGGGAGCCAGTCCGGTCTCAGTCGCCGATGCCGCCGCTGCCGGATGATGTGCCGCCCGTCGATATGCTTGTCACCGCCACGTTCCGGGTTCTGGTGGTGCGCCCGTCAGCGGTTCAATCAGACGAAGTACTGCGGTCAGCCGCTGTCGCGCTCATGACAAACGCGGTGCGGCATGCAGTGGACGTCCTGCCGGACGTCCGCCTGGACAGCGGCGTGGCAGTGACCGCCCGGGTGACGCGCGGCTGACCGGCGCGCGGGTTATAGTGAGGGGGCGGGCTGCGCCCGCCCCCTCCCGAGGGAGGAGATAAATGACTGTGAGTCGCGAAGGTGAAGCGCGATGCCTGAGTCACTCGACCCCCTCACCCTCAGGAAGGACGGAAAGACGGAATGAATGAGCTAGGCGAGCCGCAGTTCGTTGTCGTCGCAGGTGACTGGCACGGGAACTGGCGCTGGGCACTGCACGTGATCGCCCTGGCAGATGCTGCGCTGACGGAGGCGGGCGAAACACGGAAGCTCGTCATCCAGCTGGGTGATTTCGGGTTCCGGCCCGCGCCGGATAACCCCGGCCTGCTGCTGATGCAGGAGGAGCTGCGCGAGCGCGACATGGAGCTGTGGTGGCTGGACGGGAATCACGAGTTCCACCCGGACATCCGCCAGCTCTGCGCCGACGCCGGAACTGCCGCGCAGCTTCCGTATCCAGTCCCGATTCCGCTGCCGAACATGGATCGCATCCGCTATCTCCCGCGCGGGACGCGCTGGCGGTGGGCGGGACGGACGTGGCTGGCGGTCGGGGGCGCGGTGTCGGTGGATAAGCTCCGGCGTACCGCAGGAGTCAGCTGGTGGCCGGAGGAGGAGATCACCGAGGTGCAGGCGGACGCGATAGTGGCGGCGGGGCCTGCCGACGTGCTGTTGAGTCATGACTGTCCCGAGTCGTGGGTTCCGTGGGACTTGCTCGGATCGCCGATGGAGGCGTGGCGTCCGGTGCTGCCGGAGGCTTGCGCGCATTCTCGATTGCTGGAGCGGATGGCGCGCGGCGTCGGGGTGATCCGGGTGCTGCACGGTCACTATCATGTGGCGGCAGACCGCTGGCACTCCGGCGTGCACGTGACCGCCCTGCAGATGGACGGAGCGGACCGGAACTGGCAGCTGGTGGACGTGGAGCGGGTGTGCGGGGCAGCCGATGAGTGATGCGACTGCAGTGACGGTCAGCTACGTGCTGCAGACGGTGATACCGGATACGGAGCCGGTGTTCTGGAAAGACGAGATGTCGCTGGACAGCTTCAAAGATCCCGCATACCGGACGTCTGTCCTGGTCATGTACCGGCAGGCAGGGAAGATGGTCCGGATGGTGCGGATGACCGTGACGGAGGAAGTGCTTGATGAATGACAATCCCTCACCGCTGCTGTTGGTTATCGTCGGCCCGATGGCCGTAGGGAAGATGAGCGTCGGGCGCGTCATCGCGGAGCGCATCGGCTTGAAGCTGTTTCACAATCACATGTCCATCGAAGTCGCGGCTGCATTGTTCGACTACGATGATCCCGCGTTCCAGCGGGTGAACATGGGCATCCGCCGTCTCATTCTGGAAGAATCGGCGGCGGGTGCCGGACCGGGACTCATCCTCACTCGCGTGCATCTGTTCGATAATCCTGCGGAGCAGGCACTCAGTGCAGAGTACGAGCGTCCGTTCCGTGCTAGAGGCGCTCGCGTGCTGACTGTGGAGCTGCAGGCGGATGCGCAGGAGCGGCTGCGCCGGACTGAGGGTGCATCTCGCCTGGCGGCGAAGCCCACGCAGCGTGATCTGCGTGCGACTCAGGCGCGTCTGAGTCGGATGGATGCATTGTACCAGCTGGATTCGGGCGGACGATTCGACGGTCCGGACTGGCTGCGCATCGACAGCACGCTGCTGACGCCCGAGGAGGTGGCTGAGCGGGTGATCCGGTACTTCCGCCTGCCGGTGCCAGGCGGCGGGGCGGATGAGTGAGGGCGGCGTGCGTTCGAGCACTTGGTTTCCAGTCGATGCGGACGTGAGCGTGCGAGTTGCGGCTGGCTGACTGCGCGAGCAGTTCCGGTGGAGGAGAGGACTAGAATGGGTCATCGCTGTCACGTGGAAAGCACCGGCGCTGACGGTGCGTGTCAGGAGCGGGCGCTGCTGTCGGTGCGATTGAGATGCGCGCGAGGTCATGAATACGACGCGGATCTGTGCCGAGGACATCGCGCTCTGCTCGGCGTGCCGGGTGGCGTGGTGTTTGAGTGCGTCCCGTGCGGAGATGGAACTCCGCTGCACGAGGTGACGGAGTGAGCGCGCTGTCCTTTGGACTGGTGCGGTGCCCGCGCTGCCAGAGGGAGGACGGATTCCGCCTGGAAAACCGGCACGTGTGCGTGACCGTCATGTGCGCGTGCGGCTGGGAGGCGGGCGAGCTGCAGCGCTCGGGCGTCAGGTGGAGGTGGTGCTGAACCGGGACGGTGGCGCGCGGGCAGATGCTCGGCTACGGCGAGATGGGCGAGGTGACGCTGCTGGCCGATGCTGGAAGTGCGGGAGGTGACGGAGTGAGCGCGGAACGCTGCGGGGATGACATGGAATTCTGGTATCGGGTGCGCATGCCGGGTCCCGGTCTAACGGGAGAGATGAGCTTGATTCTGGAAAGCCAGCTGTATATCGCTCCCGGCGGATTCGGGCGACGGGCACATCTGTATCCCGTCACAATTGTCCAGGTGCGTTACAGCGGTACGTATGAGGGACCGGGCGGAGACTGGATAGCGTTTCCGGTGGATACGGAGACGCTGGTGACAGCGGAATGGGAGGACTGGTCTGGGTCGGATAGTGAGTGCGCAGATTGGTGGGCGCGTGCTGCGGCGCAGAGCTGGTGCATAGGCCGGGGTCGGAATCCTCTCCAGGCGCATGAAGACCTGCTGAACCAGGTGTGCGCGGCGGCCGGGGTGGAGAGGTCGGAACTGGAAGCGGTGCCGTCGGATGGGGATGGAGATAGAGGAGGCGCGCAGGCGCGACGTCTGATGCAGCTGGAACTGACGATGAGAGGGAAACGGGACTGGCTGGCGTGGCGGCTCTGCAACTGGGTGCTCCGGTGGATCGGGACGGACTGGTACGAGACGCGGATGTACCAGCTGGTTAGTCTCGGGATACTGTACGCAGAAGAAGAAAAGGAGCGGAGTGAGCGGGAAGCAGCGGCTGCCGGTGACGGGAGCTGAGGTGCGAATCGGAGACGTGGTGCTCGCGCAGGCGGATGAGCGGAAGTTCCAGGTGAGGGGCTGGAGTGACGAGGGGGCTGAGTGGGTTGAGCCGGTCCAGGTCCGCTGCTGGGTGTGCGGCGGGAGAGCTGAATTCGGAGGCGGACCTGGAGGACGGCAGGATGCCGTCGGGCTGGAAGAGCTGACGGACTGGGCGCGCGGGCACGAGTGCGCGCGGATGCGAGTGTGCTGATGTACGGACCGGTTAGTGAGTGCAAGTGGTGCAAGAAGAAAATCCGCAGAGTGCGAACAGGGAGGGACCAGTGGATGCACGTGGACAGCAAACTCTGGTACTGCTGGCTAGGCGGTCACATCACCAGATCCGAGTACGCTGAGCCGAAGGACTGACACTGAATGGAAACCTGCGGAATTAACCTGCCAGGCGAGACCTGCACTCGCCCGTCTGCCGTGATGGTCAGCTACGGCTGCGCGTGTCACCGGCCGGAGCGAGCCCGACTGTGCGTGGTGCACCAGCGCATGCTGCTTGACGGTGAACTGGAGTGCGCGGAGTGCGCGGAGGGGGGAGGGCGGCACATCTGCATTCTGGTGCGGAAGTGAGTGAGTGTGAGCGACGGGTGGCGGGGGATCTGGAAAACGACGGGATGTACGCAGTGGCGGAGCTGACGGAAGATGCAGGGCTCGTCGTCCTGATAGGACGGATTGCACGCTGGCAGGCGCTGGCGATTGTTGCGGTGCTGGATCCTCCGTTCCAGGAGTGAGAGTGAATGAGAGTGAATGAGTCGCAGGGCGTAGTGCAGCTCCGGGTGCAGCGGCGGAAGGCGGAACTCTGGTGCCAGGTGTGCGGTGATCTGATTCCGCCGGAGGGAGAGGAGGCGGACTGGCTGGTGCTCACCAGTGCGGCGAGGGATCATGCGCGGGATCTAGGGCACGAGGTCGCGGTGGAACTGAAGCTGGGAGCTGTTTACGCGGTGGATTCCAGCGGCGGGTCTGCATCGGTCGAAAGCCAGTTGTGAAACGCAGTGGGGAGGTGTAGGATAGGGTTGGCGGCCGGGAGCGGAGGGTGAGGATGTCGGGGAGCTGGAAGGCGGAGTTCCGTTAGCTGTTTACCTTAACTGACTGAGCCCGGAGTGACAAAAACCGTCACTCCGGGCTCAGCTGTTTACGCCTGGGGGGCGGGGGGGATGGGGCTAGCGAGGGTGGTGGATAGCCGCTCGCTGGGTGCCCGATTTGCCCCTTTCTCGTACTGATCGTCCTATATGTCCGTTTCGTCCTATATGTCCGGTGTACGGTCGTACGGTCGACCATACAACCGAGTCATATGGTCATGCGTACAACCGGGTCGTACGTATGTTCGTACAACCGGGGTGCTTGCAACTGCAAGCATACGGCGTACAGTGCTTGCAAATGCAAGCAGGCACGCAGTGTTACCAGTGGCTACTCTACGCACATAGGGGCTTGCGGGTACCTAGCAGCCACGTAGGCGGGCGCGAATGCCCCCGCTTGTGATGGGCAGGGGGATGTCTACAGCCCCGCCTACGTGGCTACTAGGTGGCATACAGGGCACGCATGCCTGGCAGGCTGCCGACTACCGAGCCAGCGGACCCCCCGGTACCCGTTACCATACCGTTACCGTTCCGTGCCTGTTACGTTACCCACCACACCCTGGTAGCGGGTAATGTTTGGCTTGTTGGGCAAGGGGGGCAAGGCGGGCGGTACTTTGGCCCGGTTTGCCAGGTTTACCTTGCGGCCCGCCTGGTCTTATGCCAGGTCACCAATGGCCACAATTAATTAAACAAGGGGCATTCCTATTTCCCCCAAAGTCTACTCAGTGTGCCTTTTAAAAGGGGCATACCATGGGCTTATGGACTAGTGACCCCGCCATTTCAGTTGATTCTGTTGTGGCGTAATGGAATGTTGGATCATAAGCGGTGGCACCGTTCACCGGAATGGTCCTATGGTGCGGACTAATTAGATTAGCGCACCCATGCTGTAAAGGCATGGGCCCGGTTAGGGGTAGCGGCTGAAACGCCGTAAGGTCCTTTCTGGTAAACCTCCCAAAGACATATATTGATGCCTTTCTTTCCTAATCCTTGGGCCATTCCCGGGCACGGCGCAATCAGCCGTTCCCGGGTAATGGTCTGGCAATTCAATTGTTTATCTACCACGGGCAAACCGTTAGTAGACAATTATTGAATTGCCAGACTGTTACCTATCAAGGCAGGGGAAAAGAATGTCAAAGCGTCACTCCCCGCTTGCCGGCGCGCGTCCCCAATTCAATTCCGGCTCTTTTCAGGCCACTACGAAAAAGGTCCGCGTAACCGGTAAGCAAGTTACGGCTAAGGGCAATCTGCCGCTGCGCACTCTCAATTACGAATCGCGCCCGGCAAAGAACGGCCGGACCAATAACATGGTCTATCAAGCCGATTGCGAATGCCCCGGTAAAGACGTTATACCAAGCCAGGACACGCTTGAGAAAGCGGCCAACGATTACATCTACGGCAGTAAGGTAGTCGCCGATTCAAAGCGCAGCCGCGATTATCACGACAATCCCAAGAACCAATGTAGGAAGTGTCACGTGCTTATGCCGGTAGCCTCGGCATCCCGCGTGTGCGAATTTTGCCAGTAGCGCCCCTACGGTGCCATTCGCGGGCATTCAGCAACACTGAATGCGCGCGTTTGTAGCTGTAGGAATGCAACAGCTAATCAAGGGAATAGGAAGGGCAAGCAATGGGTACATACACCTATGTACTGTCAATAGACGGCACTCCGGTAGGCGAACCGCATTCACAATGACATTCGCGCGCATCTCGTATGCTCGCGTTTGTAGCTGTGAAAGTGCAGCTTCAAGGAAAAGGAAGGGCAGCTAGTGAAATCAGAACACGCGAAAGCTTCCTACCTCAAAGGGGAGCATTTCGATGAATTTGCTCAGACGCTTGCTTTCATAACAGCCGACGCATTGCACGCGGCCGAGGTACAGACCCTAGAACCGTACAACCCCGGTTACGGCACGTACGTTGTCCACGATGGCACCTTTTACAAGGTGGCTGCAACGCCGGTTAAGGATCCTAAGCTTATCGCGTCATTGCAGAACATCCTGGCGACGGCTCCGCTTTCCAGGCCCCTAAAGTAACCCCATCGCATTCACAATGACATTCGCGCGCATTCACAGTGAATGCTCGCGTTTGTAGCTGTGAATCCAATGAGCAGCTAGTCAAGGAAGGAAAGCATCATGGGAATTACCGCAAGCGCGTTTGCCACCGTGATAGCGACCGCCGTTCTTATTATCGGCATCCTGCTTATCGGCCGGTCCGCCAGCTCCCCTACGATCGTGTGTTCGTACACGACAGTGGCAGGCCAGATCTACGCGAACAACTGCTCAGCCATCACCCCAACCGCACCGTAACCCCCAAAGTCGCTCACATCCCCTCACGGTATGTGTCCGGCTTTGTAGGTTGCAAGCCGACCTGCACACGCACCGTAGTCATACGGCGCACAAGGCACCAACCTAGCTACACAGTGTAGCTAGGCAACGGATAGGGAGAAAGAAATGGCACCTCGTATCAACAACCGCCGCGCGCAGCGGACCCCGGCCGCCCCTAACACGGAGCAGCCTGCGGACGCCGCCCCGGCCGTGGACGAGACGCCCGCCGCCCCGGTAACGGAGCAGGACGCCCCGGCCACGGACACGGACACGGACGCGGTTGCCACCGTGAACGCGGACGCCGCCCCCACACCGACCGGCGAGCCCGACGCCAGCCCCGCCCCCGCGCAAGCGGATGCGGAGCAGGAGCCGGACGCCGCCCCCCCGGTCACTGAGAGTGACCCCGTGAACACGGAGCAGCCGACCGACGCCGCCCCCGTGGCGGAGCCGGAGCCGGTGGACTACCTGGCCGTGGCGGTCAGCATGACCGCCACGCAGGACGCCCGCCGCACCGCGCTGACGGCCTACGCGGTCACCTCCGCGCGCATCGCGCTGGAGACCCTCGCCGCTCGCAAGGACGACGAGATCATCCGCACGGACACGTTCACGTTCCGGCCGGATTCCGCGTCGGGCCGTGGCCCGTCCCTGGCTCGCATCATCTCCATGATGGCGCAGGCCCTGTTCGGGGCCGGGTTCGTCAGCGACGGCAACTGCCACAAAAGCACCCAGACCAACCCGATCTTCGAGGAGGTCGTCATCCCGGTGCTGTTCCGGCCGTTCTTCACGGCGCTCGTCACTGCGCTGGACGCCCCGGGCGGGTACATCCGCACGGCGGAGAAGGTGGTTACCACCTCCGCTCGCCAGGTCATCAAGGAGCACGGGACGGGTAACCGCACCGTCTACAACATGACCAACAAAGCGAGCAGGATACAGATGGAGACGGCGGGCGCAGAGCTCGCTGCCGACATCGCGGCGCAGTTCCCCGCCGACGACCCGCAGATCATCACGATCCGCGAGGTCATCGCGGCCACCACGGCCGAGCTGACCCGCCACAGCGCGGGCAAGCTCAGCTACCTCCACACCCCCACCGACCGCTACGCGGTCAAGCAGGAACTCGCAACCGCGAGCGCCTAGCGCTCACGGGTCGGGCACACCCCCCATCACGGGGTGTGCCCGGCTCTGTCCGCTAGGACACCACAAGGAAGGAAAGCATCATGACAGCAATGCACACGCTCGTCCTCGATATCTACGAGGGCGATGCTGCCTGGGCCGAACCCGAAGGTGAAGATGAGTTTCACCCGGATGAGGTGATCAACAACGCCGTCGGCCAACTGTTCGAACGTGTGTTCGACAGCCGCCCCCGTGCGTCCGATCGCTACGTCCTGTGGCGCATCATCGACTCCTACCGGCTGCGTGTCCAGTTCAAGTCCGGTGAGGACTTCATCCAGGATCTGCACACCGTCGCGGTCCGCGATTTTCATCACACAGTCGTCAGCACGACGGCGGGTCTGCCAGACCCGATCGCCTAGCAGCAGCAGCAGCAGCAGCAGCAGCAGCAGCAGCAGCAGCCTGAACTCGCTCGGCTGGCGCACATCCGCCTGGATGTGCACCGGTCAGTGCGCTCAGCGCACAGCGGAAGACACCGCCATCCAGGCGGCTGCGTCACCGCATCAAGGAAAGGCAAGGCTATGGAAGTCTCTCCTAAGGAGATGATCCGTTTGCAAAGGCTGCTCGGCATCTCCACTCGCACCAACATGCGCCGCATGTGGCTCGCTCTCACCGAGTCTGAGCGCTACGCGTGCATCCGCAAGGTCCGCGCGACACCGCAGGCAGTTCAGTCATGAGAACCGTCATCGCAGTCATCATCGCAATCGGATGCGGGCTGCTCGCCTGCGCAGACGGATCCGCCGCCATCGCGGTAGCGGAATCTCCGGATCCCCCGCCAGCCCGTCCGGGCAGGCACCGTCGCCCGAAGTACTGACCGCACCGCACCGCACCGCCACTCGGCGTCAGGCACATCGCGTAGCGATGCGCCTGGCGCGGTCCGGCGGAACGGACCCTAAGGAACAGGAAGGTAATGCAATGCTGACGCACACCTGCATCATGACAGCGCGCTGCGACTTCTGCGAGAAGCTTCAGCCTCTCTGCAGCATCCGCATCCGCAGCGTGTTCGGCTCCTGGATCACGGTGATCATCTGCCGCGACTCCACCGCCTGCACTCTGCGCGTGCATCTCCGTGTGCACGCGCGCACGCAGCCGAACCCGGACTGCGTGTTCTGCATGGCGGGCGCGAACGTCGTGACTCACGAGTTCAGCGATCCAATGCCGGATCTGGAAACGATCCTGTTTGCGCAGCCAGCCTGACCCGCCAGCCAGGCCGGTCCCGAGGAAAAGGAATCATCACGTGAAGGTCATCCCGTCACCTGCCGGAGCTGGTGACGCACTCGTGCTGAGCCTCACGCTCAGCGACGTCCTCCTCATGGCGGGCGTTCAGTGCAGCGACTACACCGTCGCCTCGGTCGCGCATCCGGTCACCGCATCCGGCCGCAGCCTCGGCGTCGCCATCCGGCTCATCCGTCCGTCCTGACCGTCCGCGTCGCACTCAGTATCACATCAGTATACTGAGTCCGGCGCAGTCCGTCAAGGGCTAGCACTGCATCATTTCAAGGAAGGAAGGCAAGCAATGCCAGGCTATTCCGTCACCGTCCGCAATGAGGGCACCGGCGAGACACGCCACGTGTCCGGTGTCGGCGCGTCAACTGAGCAGAACGCGGCGTGGGCCGCCTCCATCTCAGGTGGCACCAGGCTCGCAAGCTGGCAGTCCGGCCCCGCGTCCTGCGACTTCTACCAGCTGGATCCGGAGCTGGACACGTTCAGCTTCGGCTACTACAGCCGTCTGGAGGACGCGCAGGCGGACGGGCTGCATCACTATCGCGAGCACATGCGCATCATGCAGTCCAACGTCGGTCAACTCAGCTACGTCAAGTCTGTGAACTCCAGCGAACTGGATCCGCCACAAGTGTGGAACATCGTAGATGACCTCCACCCGCAGCGGCACATCACCATGTGCCAGATCGTAAAGTACGACCTGTGGACGGCCCGGCAGACCACAGACCCTCATCCCGACTGCATCGACCCGCACGACCCGCACATCTCGCACGGCGATCACTGAGCCTGACGCGCGGCGTCCGCCTCGAACATCAGTTCGAGTCGGGCGCGGTCCGCCAGGACCACGCATCACATCAAGGAAGGAAGGCACGCAATGACACCAC